GGCTAGCTGCGTGTCGTATACCCAAAACTCCTTCTTGCTTGCTTCGATGAGTCGCTTGCAACCGTGCATATCGCCGCCGATGATGATACTCACGCAGACAATATCGAGCAGCGGCACCATGTTCTTGATGTTCGGGTAGCAGACTGCGGTGCCGCAGCGTACCCCCTGGTCGTTGTTGCGATTCGTTAGCTCGCCAATGACTCTCTTCTCAGCACTAGTCATCGGTTTGCCGCGACCGGGTTCGTCAATGTTGTAGGCTACAATCTCCGGCCATTGGTCGGGATACTTGGACATGCTCCGGGCGAGTTTAGTGAGGTAGGCCTTGCCAGCAAACTGTCCTTGTCCATGCCCTGGCAGCGGGTTCTTCTCAGCGGCCTTGACCTTCTCCCAGTCAGGTACGAGTTGCGCGAATGTTGCCTCCCCGATGTTGGCAAACGCAAAGACAGGGAATTGCGGGTCAAGCATTTCCTCCTCAATAGCTATGTCTATCTGGTCGCGGAACTCCTCGACCGTGCCATACTCAATGACAAACGTGTTCATCCCGTACTTCTTCATCAGCTTGACGTGTGCTCGCCAGTTCTGCACGCCGCCGATATGCGAACGGTAGGCATACGTTCCGAAACCCGTCTGCGCCTGCGGAACCGTTGCGGCCAGTAGTACGAGTGCGGCTATGGCAAACGCCCTTAGCATTCTCATAATTAGTCAGTCCCCTTTGTAGCTCTGTTTGCTGCGGCCTCTCGTGCTCGTTTCCGCCTTGCCCGTAAGCTCGTCTTGGTACGTGTTCGCATCATCTTGATATGCGCGCGGGCCTCTGGTTCATACGGCTTACCCGGTATGCTACTGCTGTGCGTCTCCTCCGCGTAGAAGTCATCCAATTCGACCGGGCGCACCTTGGCAGAGGTCAGGTAGCCGTGAGGTATCAGTAGTTGCGTATTGTTCGCGGGGAATACATCTCCATCGCTTGTCAGGTGTTCCCTCCCGTGGTCAACGCCCATCTGCCGCAGGCTACGCAAGATGTCCCCAGGTATATAGCCAGCCTCACGCAAGCTCCGTATCGAGTCATCGCCATTGTTGCTGTCGCTCTTGCTTATCTTGGCACCGGTAAGCTCATGGCGTATGGTCGGCATATACTGCTGGCATGGCGTCTTCCAACCTAGCGCGCAACAGAAGTAGTCGTAAAGCTCCGTCTGCGCTATCAAGTCGGCCCCTCTGTAGAATCCGCCAATCTCCATTGTGTGGTCATCAACAACGCTGGTGAATGTAAGCCAAGGATGGTATGGGTGTTCAATTGCCGGTGTTGCATCCATGTTGGTAACCGCGCGGTTTGTGCCCCAGAAGCGTGGCACCTGCGGGACTAGCCTCTGGTTCGCTTCCCAGTGTGCATCGGCGTTCCTCGTGCTCCACATCACATCGTCCGGCGACAACCCCAGCCAAGCCAAGTCCTCAATGTAGTGTTCAACAAGCGTGGCTATGGAGTGGCACCCCTTCGCGTATTGCTTCAAGTAGTACGGCGCGTCGTGCAGGTGCAAGATGAACTTGCCACCAGTGTGAAACGCCTTTGCCCAGTTGGCTTCGATGATCCGGATATGCCCGATGTGCAGGTCGTGATATATTGCGATGGAAAAGCGTGTGTTCATTGAAAACCCCCATTCGTTTCGTGTTGAAGAAAGAGGGGCGGCAGCCGATAGACCGCCGCCCCATCCGTGTCTATTGGCGTGGTCTACGGTTGGGCTTCGATGGCCGCCCACCAGTTCAGGCCCGACATCATTTCGCCCTGAGTCAACCCCTTCACATGGCCGTCGCGGAAACACATATTGTTCCTGTTGCCATGCGCGGCGTACTTTGCCTGATACGGTTGTGCTGGCGTGCCCTTCTCCGCCCCCTTAGGCTCGTAGAAGTAGGTGGCGTGGCCGTAGAAGTCGCAGCTATCAGGGGATACCATCAGCTCAGGCGGGATGGATATGTCTGCTACCATCATCGCGTTCGCCGCCGACAGCCCCATGTGTTCATAGACATTGGTCGCATCTATATTCCACTGCGGGGTCTGGCCGGGCCATGAGCCGCCGCCAGCCCAGGGCAGCCCGTAGGTTGTCTTCTTGCCCTTGCCGTCGCATACGAATACGGGATTGATGTCGTTCGTCCACCTGTTCCTGATAGGCAACCCATAAGGTCCGAGTTTGTGCAGGCCATTCGAACCGGGGTAGTCGGTATCTCCAGCATTCCAGGTAAGCATCGGGCCGAACCCGTCATGGTCTCCGCAGTATTGGATAAGAGCCAGTCCAATCTGCTTGAGGTTGCTGACACAGGTTGCCGTCTTTGCCTTCTCCCGCGCCTTTGCGAAGACGGGGAAGAGGATCGCCGCCAGCACCGCGATTATCGCGATGACTACCAGCAATTCAATGAGCGTAAAGCCGAGTTTTGATTTGTAGGCCTTCATGTTTGTCTCTCCATTCAGTTGTCAAGGTTCGCGTGTTGCTACTGCTGTCACCCTGCTTGCGTCTTGTCTGTGCCCCTAGTTGTTAGTGTCCTCCTTTCACTGCTGGATTTGGGTTCGCCGTACTAGGCCTTCCCGCTCGGTGGCTTTGGGTGCGGGCCTTCAGGCCTTGGCACATCCATTGTCGGATTTACTGTAGCGTAGCCACTGCGGAGTATGTCAGGCGGGCGTTCACACTCCTGCATTTCCTCGTCACTTGGCCTCTTCACTGGCCTTGTGTAGCGGTCAAATGTATAGCTTGCACGCGGGAAAGATAGGCGTCGGCTGTTCTGTTGTTTTGGCTTGAGCCATCGGCAAAGGCGGCGGAGCCAACTGATACGTTCCTGGCGCAGCGTATCCTTTGCGAGTAAGACAAGCTGTCTTACCTGCTCTGCGAGCTCGTCCTCGGCACCGTCGCCATAAGCCGATACAATGCGATACTCCCGCCAGCCGCGGTCAGTTGCAAGTGCGATACTGGCCGTTATCTTGGGCTCAGCAACGACGGCACTACGCAGACTCGCTGGCCTGGTATTCCGGTAGCAGCGCACCTCAACGCGCGGCCCAAAGAAGTTGCTAGTCTCAAACCAACCGCAACTGTGGTATGACCAACGCCATCCCTGTTTGCCCTGCTTTGTTCTTTCAGCGAGGCGCGCGATTACTTCCTGTAGCAGTTCGCGTTCTTCGCCCGTCGGGTTGCGACCCATTGCCTGTCACCCCTTCGCTATTCCCCTTTGGCCTTCCCGTATCCCCACAACACCAACACGACAACCAGCACCACCTCGAAGACGAATAGACTGATAGCGCCGAGCCAGAACATTGGAATGTGGAAGTCCATGTTATTCGCCCTCCTCCAACTTCGGCCTGAATCGCTTGTGCCACTCTGGGTTACTTGTCTCAGACGCGAGTACGCCCTGCCGAGCCACCAAGTCTTCCGCCCATAGCCGCCAACACTGCCCCGTTGGATAGCATGGGCAGTCAGCGCACTCGCTGTGTTCTGGGCAGAGGTCATCCACATCAAGCCATCTAGTAATGTGGCAGCTAGACCAGTGGATGCCTGCGCCGAACGGGCAGGCCTCGCCGTGCGCTGCGGACAGCCACTCTATTACGAAGTCGAGGGCGTCCTTGCCCTTGTCTGCCCAAGTTGGCGCGGGTATTGGCTCATCAAGTATCTCAATGCCCTTCTCTACACCTTGGGTCAATAACCACAAGCGTCCAGGGTCGCCCCAGTCCTCCTCATCACCTCCGCTACCTGCTATCTTGGCCTGTCGGCGCGGCGGCCCCTCATCAATGACTAGTACCTGACTGCTGTCCTCACAGATGTATATCTCAAACGAAATCCCTGGCGGTAGGTCGCCCACCTCGGCAGCAACCAACTCCTCTATCGCACTGCTTCTGCCTGCCTTTAGGAGACGGCGTTGGCGTGCGAGTACTCTAAGAACCGCGTCCTGTTCCTCTTCGTGCTCAGTTAGTTCCTGCACCATCGCCCTGCGCCCCTTCACCTGTAATCGTTACAGTGAAACCCGCTACCCCGAAAGATGATAGCCAGTGGCGGAGAAATCACCCGCCGCAGCTTGCCCCTGCAACCCTTGACTAGACAGGTCTTCGGCGCTTGCTCGTCTCGCGCATGGCGGACCTCAAAAGTGTGGCCGCAACTTTTGCAACGGTATTCATAGAGGGGCATGGGCTAGCTTTCCTGCACTACCCGTTTCCCAGCGCCAATATGATCATTATGCCCAGCAGCACACTCCAAATAGCAACCAACGCCCAGTGCTTGCTTGCCGCCCTCACGCCGGCATTATCGTTTGCATCACATATCGCGCTAGCCACTACACAAATAACACTCAATACTGAGGTTACAGCTACAACAATGTCTATCGCCATCGCCCTCACCCCTTCTAACAATCTGCCTCCAACTTCGCCCTGTACGGTTCCAAGTTCACGCCCGCCTCCACCAGCAACGCCCAGTTCTCCTCTGTCTCCTCTGCCGACAACTCTACCGCCTGCCAGACCTCCGCGCGATTCCCAAACCTGGCAATCAGGAACTGCCAGGGAACATCGGCGCGGCTGGCGAGGTTGATTGCCTCTTCATCCCATGTGTCCTTGAGCTTCAGTTGCTCGTACATTGCCAGGTTGGGTAGGAGTAGCCAGTTGGTGACGCTGGCTAGCCCATCTGTTATGTAGGTGAAGAGGGCTTCGTGGAATGGGTCAGCGGGGGCGGGCTGGACGGCGGCAAGCAGCTCCGCAAGGGATGTGATGCCGAACCTGTGCTCAATCCTCATGACATCGCGTTCGCTGAGTTCGTTGAGATAGTCAGTCATCATCGCATTCGCCCTGGGGCTGAATTGGCCGCCTGCATCAGTCTGCTTCACAGTCGCACCCCTCCGCATTGGCAAGGTAAGTCACATCGAAGACGGCCTCGTGTTGAGCGCTGGGCTGGAGCATTACCGTCAGGACATCCTTGACCTCGCAGCCAATCACCGCAGCGCAGGCCTTATCACAAATCCCCCAGAACTCAACCACCCCTATGTCCTTGCTAACCCTGCCCAAGGCGTTCCGCTTACACAGCCAATCCCTGGCCTTGTCGTATAGAGCATGGGGATCATCCTTCCCGCCACGCCATTGGACGGCGATGTCATCAACAATCGGTATGCCAAACTGCTCTTTGATATACGGTTCGGCCTCCGCGTATTCTATGCGGACTTCCTTCTTAGCCCTCATCGCACCCCTCCGCCTCAGCCAAGTACCGCACTATCCACACACTGAATGCCTGCTTGTCAATGTCAATGATGTCCTCGCTGCCTACGCCTAGCAGCGCCGCCGCCACCTTGCACCCCAGCTCCCCATTGTCTACAGTTGCACCCGGCTCTATCATTTCCGTTACCGGCGCAACCGCAGGCAAGTTCCTCACTAATCGCCTTGCTACCTCACGGGTATAGTCAGGCCAGCTCCAATCACCCTCCTCGTCTGGGTCGGGCGGCTCAACATCAATTCCCTCGGCGTGCTGAGGACGCTTGCCTAAACCTTCGGGTCGCGCCGGGCATCTGTACCCTTCCTCGCTCGCGCAGTAGGCAAGTATGACAAGGAACCCGCGTTCGTCACAATGACCGTCGAGCTTGAGGTGCTCTGAAACAACATCCTGCGCGAAACGGATGAAGTCCCCGCCTGGCAAAGACGCCGCGCTGATTTGGACGGTCTTGACTGTGCGAACTTGCGGCTTCTGTTGGCGCATCCAGTCAGTCGCCATTGGCGTTGCCCCTTGCGATAACTTCTCTATTTTGTGGCAGACCCATTCTGCGGAAGCGGAATGTATTCCGGCACAAGTACCTGCGCACAGCACTTGATGCCTTCCCGACGTTGGACTGCGTATAGATAGAGGAGTATCTCAGTTACTTCTTCTTTGTCTTCAGGATTCGCAGGTAACTCCTCGCCGCAGCCTGAGCAGTAGCTGCTTTGCAGTTCCTCGTATCCAACAGGGCCGTGTCTATTATGCCATGTCTGCGTCCCGCTATCCCATACCCATTCCCCACAATTACAGGTCGGCGTACTTTTCATGCGTTGCCCTCCCCCTGCTTCTCCTGCCAGTGGATGCAACCGAACTTGGAACCCGTGTATAAATCCGGAGGCGACCAAGGGTCTTCTTGGTCTACATAAACATGCTCGGAACTCGGCGGCCCAGGCCTATCCCACCGCACGAATGTTTCGCAGGCGCCAAGGGCCACGAGCTTCTCCGCCAACTGTTCGCGGAGCTTCGATGGCTTCCAGAACCTACACGTCTCGCAGTACCCTTCCACCCTAGTCCTCCCGTTGCTTCTTCCGCCAGTGGATGCAACTGAACCTAGAGCCTGTGTATGAATTCGGCCCCGACATCGGGTCCTCGAACTGCACATAGATATGCTCAATGTTCGGCGGCCAACTCGCTTCCTCCGCTTCGTATTCTACCACTGCCTCGCAAGTGCCAAAGCCGTCGAAGTCGTGCTTTAGACTCCATGATGATTCGGCAATCTTTTCGGGGTGCCAGAACCTACACGTCTCGCATCGTTGCATGATGACAGTTTACCGAAAACACTATAGGTTGTCAAGGTGCTTCTGTTCGGCGAGGTAGGTGACCGTCCAACAGCGTTCCGATTCCTTCTCCACATTCAGGATGCTACCCCTGCCTATGCCGAGAGCCTCTGCTGCAATAGCCCGTTCCGTAAGCGGGGTACGTCGCAGCTGCACCGTCTTGATTTCGCGTACCTCAGTACTCGGCTTGCCCATTGGTCTTGCCCCTTTTCCCTTAGTTGTTTTGGTGGCATAGCCGGGACGTCGTCTAATGGGAAGACTACCTACGCCCACTTCGTCGTTTGCAGGTTTGCGTCCCGTCGCCCCGGCTATACCAATGCGGCAGCTTCGGGTTCATCATCCTTTGGTATCGACGGCTCAGTCACATAGACCACATCCCAACACTCCCTATCGGTTTCGGTAATGGAAATGATTCGCCCGTACCTGGTTTTCGCAATAAACCTAGCAAGCGCCTGCTCAATGTTGACTACGAGCCCACCAACTACCCGCGTCCTCCTTATTCCGCAACTCATCATTCTCGCCCCTTTTCGTCAGTTGTCCGCACACTCGGCTTCTGGCATCGGCGTTTCGGGTGTGTAGGTTATTTCCCAACCCTCCCTATCTTGAACGATAGAGATGATGTGCCCATGCTTGACTGCCGCCTTGAACTTAGCGATTGCGTGGTCAATCTCAAATATGCGACTCGTTTCGACTACTCGCGCCTTCTTTATTTCCCAGCACATACCCTTGCCCCTTTCACTTCATGGTGTGCGGTGTGCGGGTTAGCTTGCGGCGGGTGTGGCGGTCGGTTCAAGTAGGTGCCCTAGTTCCGCAAGGGCTTCCTGCTCCCAACGGAGGCGGACTAGGGTGCCCTCGTTAGACGTTGTCCAGTAGTGACATTCATCGCAGAGGCAGATACCGTTTGCAACCTCGCTACGGAGTTCTGCGTATTTAGCGAATGCGGCCTTATGGTGGACGTGAAGGTCGTTACTGTGTTTGCTGAAGCCCTCGCCGCAACGCTGACAAGTATAGGCGTCGCGCTTGCGACAGTTGCGCTTGAACGATTTCCCTTCCTTGGTGGACTGCCAGTGATTTCTCTCGCCCGAACCCCCCTGCCAATTATGAACCTTATCACCGCGATAGTGCTTACTTCGATACTCAGCATAGCATCGCTTGTGGTTGCAAAACTTTCTGTCCCCGTCACATAGAAATACCTCAAATTCCCTTCCGCAGTTTTCGCAGGTCAATTTTGGGTGTATTGTTTTGACAATCTGTTTCACGCGATTAGCACTATCCCACAACCCGCGATGCTTCGGGTTACAGAAGACATTGCCACTTTCAGGAATCTGGCCGGGGTGGCGCTTCACAGGCCCTTCGCACCAAGCGCATTCGAGCTGGAGTTTTCCGCCCTTCCAGCTATGGCTCTCCTTACCACTACTCGTACCCGGTAGGCGGCCCCGCTTTTCTATTTCGTGGGTACGGAGTGCAACATAGACATGGCTAAGGGAACAATCCAAGTCATTAGCAATGGCAACCATAGTCTGTGTAGCATAAGCTCGTTCAAGCCATTCCTTGTTATTTAGTTCGGGTATACGAAAGAGTTTTGGGCCGTGCTTTCGGTACTTTTCGCGGCGACCAATCTTAGCGCATTCAGAACGGCAATACTGGCGTGTGCCAGGCGCTGGCTTGCCACAGATAGGGCACGGCGTGGGTTCTGCAGGAATAACGCCCCTCTCTCTACGCTCTACCCCATTCGCCTTGAACGCGTTATAGAGCGTTGATGTAGCTATGTGTAGCTTTTGTGATACAGCGCCGAGGGACATCGGGCTCCGATAAAGACTAACGGCTTCCGCGAAAAGCTCTGGGTCTCTCCAGATGGCGCTCCTATTCCGGCCTAGACGATTCATTATGCCGAACTGCTTGAGTGCGCGCCCAACGGTTGTAGTGCCGCAACCTAATTTAGAAGCGATGCTAGCTGCGGAATATATAGTATAGGCATCCTTGAGCCATTCTTTGTCATTCAGTTCAGGTATCCGAGAGGCCATTACCCCTCGCCCCCTTCTCGCTCAACCTTCTCCGCAATCGCTTGCCGGATATACTCCGACCGGCTCATGCGCGCCTGCCAGCGAGCGTCCTCCAACCGCTCAAGGAAAGCCTCGTCAACAAAGAACAGAACCTGCTTATCCTTCTTCATGGTCTGCGCTTCCTGTGTTAGACTAGGTACTGTTATAGACTATACAGGAAATGAGAATACTTGTCAAGGGCCGCACGAAGATTTCTGACTGGCCTCCGCCACAACCCGCGCCGCCGTAGCTTCCGCAGACTTCGGGTTCGTGTCAAAGCCTATCCATCGCCGCCCGTACTTCGCAGCAGCAACCGCCGTCGTGCCGGAACCCATGAATGGGTCGAGCACTATGTCACCTTCGTTGCTCGACGCCTTCACAATTCGTTCTACTATCTGCAATGGTACCCGTTTCCCCCAGTTGCCCTCCTGCTCCGGCGAGTTCTGTGGAGCCTCATATTCCCACCAGTCGTATGTCTCGTCGGCATGGAAAGTGTAGCCATCCCCCTTAGTCAGAAAGATGATTGCGCGGTGCGCCCGCTTCCAGTTGCGTTGCGGGTCCTCAGTCGCATACGGATATACCCAAGTGGCCTCATGTGGATGCACCCATGTCAACCAGCGGCGGAAGGTCAGCGGCAAGTCTTGGATCATCGCCAGCCAATCAGCGCAACACTCCGGCAGGTGCTTGAGGTACAGGCTACCCCCTTCGGCCAGCACTCGCGCACATTCGCTAATCCAGCTTCGGCACCAATCGCGGTATTCCTCGGCGGGATAGCTGGCACCAGCGGCATAGTGCGGCGCGTCGGTGAAGATAAGGTCAACCGAGTTTGGGTGCAGGCAGCGCAGGCCCTCGAGTATGTCAAGGCAATGGACTTTGCCGCAGGACAGGCCGATAGAGGGTTCGGTATTGGTGGGCTGGACTGCAACCTGAGACACGGTCGCGGCCTTCTTTCGGTAGCAAGGTTGTCAAGGTGCGGGGTGTAGAAAGGGGGCCGCGTTTTGAGCGACCCCCTTGCATCCTGTTCGTGCTTATGGACTACGCATACACAGTCGGCGGCACGGGATTGGAATGGGCAACTGGCCGTAATGGTGTCGGGTCGCTTCGCTGCTTTTCCGTAGCCACCAGCCGGATGCTGATAGTCGTCGTGTACGATTCGTCGTAGTCCATTGAGCAGACCGTTACGAACTCTTGGTCGCTGTGACCAGACAGGCCAGTTATGCCGGCAGTTCCTCCATCAGTCGTTGAGAGTATTTCGACTTGGCCTGATGGACTGTCTGACAAGGTGCTTCGCATGACATTATGAGCAACTACCGGACTATAGCTAGGCGTAGTGTATGTCGTCCATGTGTGCTGATATGCTATTGGTTCCCCCCAGGGCTTGGGCCAGGTTCCGTCGTGCCAGAAATACAGATTAGCCTTCTCTGCCTTGAATGCGACTTGGACTAGGCCATAACTGTCGGCGACAATGTCAGCCTGTCCGCTTTCCTGCGCATCCCCCGTATCCGCCTTGTAGAACGTAAACCGCTTGTCCTCGTTGGGCGGTCTTTCGAGTGTGATGCTGGAATTGGCATCTATGCGGAAGCTACCGATTGGCTTCCCGTCAATCGTCACCTCCGCGTCGCACGATACACCCCTACTGTTCCTGAGTACGAGCGTGTACTGCTTGCCATGATTCAGTTCTACATACCCCGACTCTTTTTCGGTACCTTCTGGCACCCTGACGCTGAAACTGTTCAAGTACATTTTCATCGCTCCTTAGGCTTGTGTTGGCCGTTCAGGATTTGTACTGCGCTTATTGTAGAAGGGGCCGCGCTGTTAGTCAACCCGGCCCCCTCGTTACTCACGTCAACGGCTTACTGCGTGCTTATGGCCGGCCTCTTCACACTGAACCGCGCGATGATGTGCGTGTTCACGAAAGTCTGGCCTTCGCCGCTGCAGACGGTGCTAACGAAGATGTTCTCCGCAGCGGTGGTGCAATCAATCCAACGATACGTCGAGGAAATGCTCGTGAACGCCAGGCCCGCAGCCGGTACAGCCGTCGAACTAGGCGCGGAGCAAACCAGATTCCCGTCGGTATCGTTCAACTGCCAGGTTGTCACGTTCGTGGTGCCAGCAGCTTCGTTGGTCTCCGAGTATATGTAGCAGTCCTCCAAGTAGTAAAGGTAACCTGCCGGCAGTCTCGTGTGCCACTGGTAAGTATCCTCGGTGCTATGAATAGTCAGCGCACCGATGTTGAAGTCTCTCACTATCTGATTCGGAACCATGTTGCTCTCCTGTTTGTATTGTGCCGCTGCTGACTACGCCGCGACATGTAGGCAGTACGCCCCAGGCGCTCTATATGGCCGCCTGACAACGGTGTTCTTGGCAGCCCTGGCGACCCCTCGGAATAGAGGAGGGTCGGGGGTTTAGCCCCGACCCTCACGGATGCTGTGACTACTAACCGGGCGAACCCGGTTAATGTCGTGGCAGAGCATCCGCCCCATACGTATTGGGACGCGGTTACGGAGTGATGTTGTAACCGTGGCCGGTGGTTACATCCGTTGTACCATACATGTGAGTAAAAGACCCACGCCATACGGCCAGGATGTTAGAACGACCCTTCATCGGTTCGCGCACCAGCTCGATAGTCAGGTTGCGCCGGTCAGCGAACAACCACGTCTGCTTGGGCACGACGAGCAGAGAGGTGGTGGTCAGAGTAGTCCCGTCGTACTTGCCGGTTGCGGCCAGGTTCGTCGGTATCCAGGCTGAGGAGACAATCGGAGAACCGAAGAAGTCCCCCACTTGGCCCGTCAGGACCGTGCGGTCGCCGAGTTCCGTGTTGCGCATGAACACGACCGTCTTGTTGGTGGTGTTGTCAACGAGCGTATAAGTCTTCGCCCGCAACTTGCTGGGGATTATGACGACTACATCCTCCAGCGGCTCCAGATACTCCTGGTTCATCGCGGTAAAGATGGACAGCAGGTTATCGCCGTTGTATGTGGCCAGGTCCTTGCTCGCCGTCGTGGTGACGTTGAGGGCATAGTCGCGCAAGCCATTCCAGGCCTTGCGGCGGTCGATGGTGCTAACCACATTCGTATCCATGTGCGTAGTTGCGTCATCACCTGAGATGACAGCCTCTTCGATGGCCTCGCCCATAATCCGCGCGATGGTCTTGCGCAGTTCGGGCAGGAGGGGAACGATACTGTCTTCCTCTGCCTCTTCCGAGTAGGAAATCAGCGCGGCTAGCTTTTTTGCGGCTAGGCTACGGCTGGCCGTGGCCGGCGTAGTGCGCTCATACTCGGCGGGGGCGTCATCTTCTGCCTCCCCCTGCAGGTAGGCAGTGCCACCAGTAAGGCCGAACGGCAGCGTGAACGCATCCTTCGGCTGCTCGATACGCGGGAAGAGTGCCGTCACCACAAGCTGCTTGTGGATAGCTTCCACGAGCTCGGAGCTGTACTCAGTCGGGCACCATTCCAAGCCCTCAGCAGTGGTCGCGGTATCAATAGCCTTAGCCATGAGTGGATTGCTTTCGGTCAGTCGCCGGTAGTATTCCAACCGTGCAACTGGCACCGGATTGCCAATCTCGCCGCGAATAACGGACATGGTATAGAGGTCATCCCATACTGTCTTGAACGCCTTTTCGCTCTCATCCTGCGCAGGCTCGCGAATCGCCCGCTGAATCTCGGGCATTGACTTCATCCGGCTAACTCGGTCGTAGGCTATCCGGCTTTCGTCGGGGTCAACATCAGGACGCTGGAACTCGGCCAGCTTCTGCGACAGGTCGGCATTCTCTTTCCTGTCCTCACCAGCCTGTGTGGCGAACTCGGTTACTTGCTTCTCAAGGGCTTCGATGTCCTCGCGCGTCACACTGTCAGCGTCAACCTGGTCGGCGCGTTCTTTATCAGCAGCAGACGCCTTCATGATACTGGCGGCGTGCTCCTGCGCACCTGCGATTTCCTCGTCGGTCACTTCGGCCACAGGCTTATCAAGCGCCTCGGCAACCTTCTCTCTCAGTGCTTCGTTATCCATGTTGGATATTCGGTTTCCTTTTGATGTAGCCCTACTATAGTGCCCCTTGATATTGCATTGCTGCTATACTGCTTACGGCTTGCCAGCGAAATGCACTGGCCTCTTCTCGCGTATCTGCCAGCCGGATAGGTCTCCAACCTGCCCGTCCTCGCCTGCCGCTGTCACATCGGGCTGCAACAGTCGGTCAAGCTGCTCACGGGCTTCCGCGAGGCGTGCTATGTAATCGGCAGATAGGTCTCTGCCTTCCTTCCGCCAATGGGTAGTGATATTGCCTACTGATATGAGGCCGGTGCGGACTGCCTCAATGTCATCCTCGAAGCGTTGTTCCTCTGATAGCTCCTCTTCACCGGCCTTCCATATCGCTGCGCCGTCGTCCGCCTTCTCGGGGAATGGCTTGTCAAACTTCGCGTAATACTTCTTCGCGTGGGAAAGACAACGGGCTTTGTCAGCATCAGGGATGTCAACCCCTCCGCGCGCCCCGTGCAAAGCACCAACCGCAGCCGCTATGCCACGCCAGACTGCCGATAGCTCACCGTCAACGATGTCGGCAAAGCCCAGCTTGTACGCGCCGAGGGCTTGCTTGTCGGCGCTGTCATACCAGAGGAAGGCCTTCCGATACAACGTCCAGTCCATGTCTTCGCCATTAGCCCAGTTGCGGACACGCTTGCTGGCTCCGCGCTTATCCCAAGGGCGTTCCTCGTCTGCCAACGGGAGGTCGCCGAACGGGACTGCGCCGAGTTCAATGTCAGGGGCGATGGTCTGCTGCTCCATGTCCAGGCCGAGCGACTTCGCAAAGGCCATAGTGGCACCAGGATTAGCAGGTATCGAAACTAGAGCTGTCTCCAGCCAGTCGATTCGCCTCCAGACCTTGATGCCGTCGTCGCGGTCCTCGAAATCGGGTGTTCCGTCTGGATGCGGACCGTAGAGGGATGAATATGGGCTAAACCCTATGGAGAGGCAACGAATCACCTTGTCGCGAACTAGATTGAGCGCCTTTCCTGCTTGTTCTGTTGCATCTGTCAGATATACTTGGATACTTGTTTCCCGCTCAGTAACCCGCGCGTCGCGTGCATAGCCAATTGGTTCGTATGTATCATGTTGCCACGTCATTAGGGGGTTTGCCATGTAACGGTCAACAGTCTCTGCCATTGCCTCGCTAGCTACTATTTCGCGAGTGCGGTCCTCTTGCGGAGTGCTGCAAGTAGCCCAGAATGTCCTACTCTCCTCGTCAAATTCCTTGACCTCCATCGGCATGACATTGATACGGTCAAAGGCGTTCATGTTAGACATGTGTAGCTCCTCTTATTCCGCCCCTGAGTTCGATTGGTTGTCAGTCAAGGATGTTCGGCTCTTCGGGCTGCCTACATTAGTTTTGACAGGGCCGTCGCCCCGTCTCACCGCGCAGACTCAACATAGGCAGCCGGAAGGGCCGCGTGTTCACTCATATTCCATCGCTCGCCGTCCACTGTGCCACAGTGCGTGTATGTTCTCCCTCATTTCCTCCAAGCCTTCGTCCGTCCATTCGTAGGGGCTATCATCATCGCTTGCCATGATTTCGTCAGCGGATGGCATATTCCACGAACTCATCTCAGGAAGCATCGGGGTAACAACTGGGCCTACTGCGGCTTGTGGCAATATCACGTAAGCAGCAGATGACGTGTATTGCTTCAGTGTGCAGACCTTGAATTGTTGGGATAGCATCTCAATCACCTGTTCGCCTATTGCGTATACTCGTTCCTATTCCGCGAACGGTTCGCGCAGGGTAAATAGGCGGCGCAGGCTGATAGGCTTGCCCTTGTAATCGCCGTCTATGTTCAACCGCGTGTCCGCCTCGCTGTGATAATACCAGAAGCGCCTACCTACTCGCGCTGCAAGGAATAGGTAGCGGTGTAGCCCCCACCGAAAGTCGCCCGATAGTCCATACCGCACCCGCAAACAGGTCAACATAAATGGGCCTACGTTGACACTGAAGTTGGGCCAAGGACGCTCAATGATGAACGGTATGGTCATAGTTGTTGTTGCCGCCTGCGCACTATTGCCTATTGACGTCGGCCCGCCCCACATATCAAACCCCATTCCCTTCCCGCTCGGCCAGCCCCCGCTGATACCCTTTCTCCTCAGCCTGCTCCATGCACTTCTGGCATACATCAACTCGAAAGGAAGGCAGCGCATTCTCGTCCCCACGGGTAGAGGTTGTTTGATTGCACAACCCTGCCCCACAAGTATTGCACCAGACATCAACTACAACCGACAGGTCGGGCATCGTAGCGTGGCCTCCTCGCTCAAGCCTGCAACATTTCCCTCAGTATCGCCTTCTCGTCCTCGTGCATGTTTGCCAGGGCCTCGCCGAGCTTCCCGACAGCAGACGCCGCTCCCCGCCTGTAGCCTGCTTCGTCAGCCCGCGCCAGGCAGTGCTTGCATGTGTTGACGCGGATGGCGGGTATCTGTCTCTCGTCCCCAGGCGTACATACCGTCTGATTGCACAGGCCCGCGTTGCAGACATTACAGCAGACATTGATTTCGGTCGCCACTGTTGCTGGCATGGTTGGCCCCTCTATTCTTGGTTCCGCCCGTTGACTTCTTTACTAGGGGCCTCCCGCTCCGGCGCTCGAGGTGCCTGTCGGCAAGTTGCTCGAGAAGGTGTATTGCGCCGACTAGCTTCCTACCGCGCGGTAAACCAACGTATATATTCTCGTTAGTAAGTATCGTACGCAATTTGTTTGCCGCGAATCGCAATAGCCTTACCTCGGTAGCCTTCTGCCCAGCGAGCCGATGGCCCTCCGCAACAGTCTTGGGTTGCAGCCTGGCCTGGCCGGAGAGCTGCGCGCTAATGTAGTTCCGGGTAACATGCAGGACCTCGGCGATTGAGTTCACGCTGACGCCGCTCGCCTCGAGAAATTCCTTGAATTCTGTGTTAGTCATTTCGCCCCAGACCCCTGTGCCTACACTACCGGCAATAATACACAACGACAGTTGATAATGTTCCCCGCGCTACCTTTCGGGTCGCCGGGATGGTCGAGTGCCTGCCCTGATACTATGAACGGCTTGTCTATCAATACCGCCTGCCCATTAGCAGCAACGTGGTTATACCTATCTCCCGGCTTGAGTCCGCGCACCTTCTCATCAAGCGCGGTCAGCCACTCCTTCTTCTCTATGTCGTTCTGCCGATAGCCCTCGAGCGCACCCTTGTTGTTCGCCCCGACCGTCTCAGTCCGTGCTACCCGCTCGGCCTTATAGCGTTCGTACCCAGGCTCCATGTCGCGAATGCGGCTTGCCATTTCCGGTACGCCGACGCCTTCGTTGACCGCCTCCTGCAGCACCACGCGCAGGTCAGTGAACATAGTCTCTGGTAGCGTGGTAATCTTTAGCCGCTTCTCCCCAAGCCACTGCATTACCTCGGGTCTGCCTATGTCCCAAGCCCCGCCGCCGATGTCGGCCAAGGCACGCTGCCCACCTAGCTCCAGCCCCTCTTCAACGTGCGGCATGATCCCCGCTACCCAGCGCTCGGCCTGCTCATCGGTGAATATCTCGCGCAGGATACTGTCCGGCGTCGGCACCGTAGCCTTGAGGTGCTTGTCGTCCTCCTCGGCAAGCGCGGCCAGTACTTCGTCCAGTGCCTCGATATAGAGCGCGGCCATCGTCTTGTGGAAGCGTTCCTCTAGCAGGCGCAGGCTATTGTCAAAAGCCCTCCAGTATTCGACATGCTGCGCGCTACCAAACTCCCCGAACCTGCCCTTGTTCTCCGGCGGCGATTGCTTGATATGCCAGGGGGTTGCGGCAGCCTTAGGCGGTGTCGGCTCCTGCTGCGTTGCCTCCGGTTGCGGCACCGCACCTAGCGGCACCATGTTCATCGGCTGCCACAGCTTCTCGGCGTCGCCACCAAACGGTTCGCGGCCCGTCTCGGCACGGGCTTCATCGGGGGTCAGATAAGGCACCCCTACCGCTGGCTGCAACCGTTCCGCCTGCTCATTCCTGCCCTCCTGCAAAGCCTCCACGTCAGAGAAGTCGGGCCTCAGCTCAAGGTCATTGCCATAACGCGGCACCAACTTCTCATTCAGCCTGCCGAAGGTGTACTTGACCTCAGGCACAATACAGGACTTCCAGTAAATCTCTTCTTCCTCGTCAGCGCTGGCATAGCTGGCGTTATCAAGGATACCAACGCGGATAGGCGGCACATGGAAGGCGGCGATGATTTCCTCGCGCGTCATCTTGGCTAGCTCGATGTACTGCCCGTCACGGGAGTTCTTGCCTAGCTCCTGGTATTTGAGATTCTTGCCAGCGATAAACGTCTTGCCCGCCGCTGCATCGCCGCCATAAGTGGACTCCCACGCCGCCCGCATTTGCTCCAGCAGCTCTGGCTTTACCTCCCCTTCCGCTGAGAGCATCCCCGACGGGACTGCGCCGCGCTTGAGGAACTCATAATTGAACTTGCGCACCCTGTTGTCCAGGTTGATGGACGTTTCAATGGGCTGCACTGCGGACTGCCCGTACAGGTCATTGAGGGGATTCCAGCGGCGGAAGTGGATTACCTGATGCGGGTCGTAAGGTATTTCGTTCCGCTTGTCGCCAGGCGTTGGGTTATAGACGTACCTCTGGATGGCTTCCTTAGTCGCGACAATCCTCACGCGGTCAGGTCGCAGTGGGAAGATGGCGTCAACCCTGCTGCTTGGTGTAGCGCCGCCTACCAATAGCCAGTAGGAATCGCCAGCCAACCTGCGATAGCCGACCGTCGCCCACATCAATCCCGCCCAGTCATCATCTGCGTTGACGCGGGCAAGCAGGTCAAGCAGCGGGTGTTCCTCTACCGGCTCGCCCTTCCTGAAGAGGCCATACGGTACCGCCGCGCAGTCATTGCAGATGGCTTCGATGCAAGCAGCTACCCAGACATTGAGCTGGTAGGCCTGAAGGTAATTCTCTTGGTCTATGGCGGGGCCAGAGTCAGTGATTTTCCAGAGGCTGGCGGCGATAAAATCGGATAGGCTATCAGCAGCCTTAGCGGTGCCACCGAGGAATCGGCGCAGCCAGAACCAGTCGCGGGCCATAGGGTAACCTCAGATTACGTCAAACCAAAGCTCAGTGAACTCGCCCTGTGCCAACTGTGCGAATGCGCCTGACATGGCATCCACCTGGTCGTCATGCGCGCCGAATGGAAATAGCGCCACCTCGTCAAGGAAGTCACTTATCCACGGCCCGCTCACCAGCTTGACATTGCCATGCCACGCCTGGCTAGACACGGGATTGGCACGGACCTCTTTGCTACCAGTGCTGCGGACGCCGCAAAAGTTATACCCGTCGAGGATACGGCGGGTGTAGTGGTCTATCGTATTGACGCCACTACTGCCAGGCTCTTGCTCCATCGCAATTTCTACATCAACCCCATCGCGCTCAGCGGTCTGGCGGATAAGCGCTTCGACTTTGCCCGGCGCTGCTTGAGTACGTTTTACATCACAGATGTAGTAAGTCGCAGCATCGGTACGGTCTAGGTGACGCCCCATGAGTACGCCAGCAGTATAGTCAGGGTCCTTGCCGGGCTTGGGCTCCGTTGCCGCCAAGTCCCAGAAGCGTACTCGACGCATTTCCACAGGCGCGACATCCACTGGCGCAAACCAATCGCGCTGAAACTTGTTTCCTGTCGCCTCAATATCCCAGTCGCCCTTCTTCAACTGCTCGCGGGTAACAGGGTCAAGTTCGTCCAGCGCCTTGTTATACTCCTCAACATCAAGGTGGGGGTTGTCCTCAAGGCAGGCTGGTATGAATACGCGCTCTTGGCTACGCCCCTCGACAATGAACCGTTGTTTTACCCATTGATGTCCTTGGTCGCCTGGGTTGCTTGCTGAGCGCATACGCAACGGTACTGCTGCGCCCTCAAGTCTCCGCAGGCGAGAGAATAGGTAGCGATATTGGCTCTCACTAAACTGCGTCAATTCGTCGAAAGCAATATACTGGAAGGCCGCTGACTGATACCGAAACTTGTCCTTCTCGGCATCCAAGTAAGCAAAGCTCAAAGTAGCCCCCGAGGGGAATATCCAGGTCTTAGCCTTGTCGCTCCAGCGTGCGTCGGTTGGCCCCAGCCACTCCTGCGCCCTGTCCATCAGGGCCTCAGGCAGTATCAGGTCAGTATAGGTGCGCCGAAAGATGATGGCGGCATAGCTTGGAATATCAACGTACTGCAATGCGGCCATGAGTAAGGCGTCAGACTTGCCACCGCCTGCCGCGCCGCCGTAGAAAGCCTCGCGGCAAGTTAGCCAGAGGAATGCTTGCTGCTTAGGTGTCGGGGTGTGCGGGCAGTACTCACTCAGCCGCGGCGTCAGGTGCGCCTTCAGCTCCGGCCTCGACTGCACCAGATTCGACCAGTATTCGGAGGACTTCTCCAAGGTGTCCACTGCTTGTGTCGATGTTGCCACTGTGATTCACATCCTGCTTGCTCTTCTCCGTGCTGATGTCAAACATGCCTGCTATCGCCTTGAGGCCCTCCTGCACCTTGCCGAGTGCGCCCACCTTGGCGTTGTCATTGTCCGCGCCAGCATAGATAGCCCACGCCGCTGAGATTGTTTCCTGATAGCCACTCAGGATCTCCGCGATTTCGTCGCCAGTCTCAATGCGCTCTTTGGTCTGCTCCCGTTGATGGTCAATGTACTTCTTCGTGGTCTTCCGATGGACGCCAATGGTGCGGGAGATTTCGCTGACATTACGGACACCTCGGCACCATAATTGCCACGCCTGCTTGCGAAGGCGGTCGCGCTCTTCGTCTGTCGGATTGTAGGTCTCTGGTTTACCCATGATTGGCTACTGCCAATTCTCACTTTCCCTGCTTCTACTTCTGCTTCTCCGGCTTGTCATATGGGAACGGTTCGCCCGTGGCGTCTATGTCAGTCGCGCCACTCATATTCGCACTGAGGGCATTTGTGGAGGCCTGAAACCTGTTCGCCTGCGGTTGCTTGTGTATCCGCGTCGTCTGATGGGAACGGCCCCGGTGTGGCTGCCTGTTCAAGCAGCGCGTTTAGCTCGGCCTCGTCGAAGCTGACTGGCAGGCACTCATCCTCCTGCAACTTCACAAGTAGACCCGCAAGGACAGCATCATCATCCTCTGCGAAGTTGCTCAGGTTGTTATCATCAATCAGATACGCGGCGGCCTCAATATCCGAGCAATCCCACACGTCGCAGCGAACCGTCTCCCAACCTATGCGTTGCGCAGACTGGACTACCGCGTGGTGTGCGATAATCCGCATGGTGCTGGCCTGCACGACCACTGCGGAGCGTTGCCCATAGCGCAGGAGACTTTCGTCAAGCCGGAGGAGTTGGGATTCGGGATGATTGCGATAGTTCTGCGGCCACGGTTTCAAGTCTGCTATCGCTACATCGCGAATCTCACCCCGTGGCTTATGCTTGTCAAAGGTCAGTTTCTTCGCCATTGAACATTCTCTCGTTGCCAATCAAGCTGTCAGCCCGGCGGGCGACCCCATCAAGCTCCCCGGAACCTCTTACGGGTGTCCTCCGTGTCTAGGCTGGTGTTGTTCGTTCGCAGGAGCACCGGGCTGAGTTTTGTTCGTTATCATTGTCCGCGTTTTTCCCACCGGACAGTCATCGCCGCTCACCGTCAAGGACTATTACGGGTGGATAGTCGGGTGCGTTGGGCAGGGCTTTTACCTTGCACCCTATGCGGTGCTACTTCACCGTTTCCTAGCCCTGAAAGGTACGGTGAGGAATGGTCGCCGCTAATGGGCAATGATACTGCCGGAGCAGCCATCGCCACGCGGGTGAACCCGATTCGGCGGCGGCAATATGTTGCTTTGCATGGTGAGGGCAATTGGATTTGAACCAATGACCGGCCGCTTATGAGGCGGCTGCTCTTCCGCTAAGCTATGCCCTCGTATGGATGATTGGTCTGGGCGGTATGTTCCTAAGACATACGCTCATCTATTGAGCTACGCCCAGACCATGAATGCGCAGAAGGCCCGGCGCAAGCCAGACCCTCGCTTTCCCTTAGCCGAAGCACCGGGGTAGTTATTGCACGTCTGCGTTCGCCGCCCTGGATTGGTTACCTGGACGGGGAACGATCTCCTCCTACGCATGGCAGGGGAGGCAATGGAAATGATTCTCCTCAAAACACATAGTTTTCTAGTGTGTTGTGAGGAGAATTGTCAATCGGGGTGCGAGGCGGTGGGAGCAAGACCAACGTGGTTGCCTGTCCGGCAGCGTCTGTCCCGAAGGCAGCGCAGCCCCTAATTCTCTGCAAGTAACGGCTGGTGGCGTTGGCGGGCCTCTCGGCGTAACCAATCCCGCATTTCGTTCCGGGCGATAACTCGGCAAAGAGCAAGCGGCTTCCGCGCCCGTGCTATCTGTTCACTCCTAGCAAACACTTTCACCCGCGCCTCCTGGAGCAAGTCCTCCAAGTCCTCGGGCTGATACTCTTCGGCAATAGCGCGGCAGGCCTCTTCGGCGATGACTTTCTCATATTCCACTGGCAATTCCTTCCGCGCTTTCTCCTTCATCCGAAAGGATGACGAGCGCAGAGGCCATCTTTATGCACGCGCGGGATAAAATTCTGGAAATGGTTGACTGGTTCACCCGCAACATTCTCCCCACCTGCTCCTGGATAACCTTCTCACGATAGCACAGAAGGATAACTATCTGCCACTTTGTGGGTAGTGCGCCAATGGCTTTGTCGAGGTCAGCTTTGATACAAACCAATTCTACATAGGCCGCCTCTCCGCTTACGCCACCGCTAGATAAACCGCTATCATCAGATACGTCGAGCGTGCAGCCTAGATAACATGCCTCGGCGAGTTCTGAGTACCGATGCAACCAACCACGCACCCTTCGCTCCGCACAAGCCTGAGGGTCAAACAGGTCTCTCATCGGAAACGGGCGGCTCCAGTAGTCGTCGGAAGTTTCCACGGTGTCTCCCGTCACCCAACCAGAAATGTCTCAGCCAACCAGTAGCCAAGCACGAAGCAGGCATAGAGCAAGCAGCCGAATGTCACCGCCGCGAAGAAGAGCTTGGTGCTTATCAGGATGCAACTCCAGAGGAAGCTGCCGACGGTGCGGAGGGTCATGGATACTCGTCACTCTCGCTGACACGATTCAGCTCCTCCGTTATCGCCACCATGTCCGTCATCATCCAGTCGATACGGTCCTTGGCTAAGGCATTGGCAAGCTTGCCCATGTCGCGCAGGTTGTCCGCTTCGAGTATTCTGCTGATGCGCTTCCGGCTCATGTTGAGTAAATCAGCATAGGCAATTATCACCTTCATGCCCTCCTGCATCTCCCTAAACTTGCCCAACACATCATCCATTTCCTCGTCTGGCATCTCCATCACTCCTCCTGTTTAGCCTCAGCCGCCGCCGGTTTACCGTGTAGCGATAACCGTTCTCCGCGATCACGAGGGCATTGCTTCCCTTCACGGTATAAACTGGCTGGCTGTTTGCAGGAACTCGCGCATGGCGTGATATTCGGGGGCCAGCAACAGCCCCATGTGACTACCGGAAAGACCAGCACCAAACATAGCGCACAGGAATGCCAGAATTCCGAATATACATGGAAGCCCACCATCATCGTGCAGTGTGCGAATACACAAGACGGTCAAACAAACCCCCAGCATGATGAGAAGCAAACCCGCACCCACCCCCACCTTCCCATACAACTTGTTCTTCGCCACCAACACATCGTAGTAATCTTTCGCAGGCCCACTCAGCTTCTTCTCAAGCAAGTCGGCCAGCCCCTCGACGCCTTCCGTCAACTCCTGTGCATCAAGCGCAACCTCGTACCGCTTCGTCTCTTTGGCCTCGTCCTCCGCCATAGCCATGATCGTCAGTGCTGCCAAAGCTACGACCATCAATGCTCTCATCATCAGTCTCCTTTTCGCTGTGTACTGGCAACTATTCTCGCGCAGTTCCGGTTGCGTCCACTTGTCTCCGAGGTAGGTATAGCGGGTCATGTACAAAACCTCTTCACTTGTGCGTAACTACCTAGCTTTCTGCCGGTACCAGTTATTCAGGATTAGTGAATAGGTGAGCGTAAGCTCATTCGCCCCGCTCCTCCGCATCCCATTCGCCAGCAGCCGCCATGATTCTGTGAGCGTTGTCGTGTGCCTTATGCAGGATTCGCGCGCACTTGGCGCACAATGGTTTGCCCAAAGCCGCCGCTTCTTCTATGGAACATGCTGCTACACGAAGCAGGCTCGTGTCACAAAGTGTTACGAGATAGCTGTCGTCAAAGCTGTCGGCATGAAAGACCCTTTTATTCGGGTCGTACAGCGCGCGCAGTTCTTTCATCATTATTCACTACCCCAACCAAGCAACGTTCGCACAACCTCTGCGAGTCGATTCAGCTCGGTTACGCTCAACTTACCTGCGCACGTTGGGCAGAGGTATCCATACTCCTCATCATCGCGCACATACTGTACCCATCCATGCATCCTTGCCCAGTAAGCAACACCCTCGTCGCGCAGGGATTCCAAGTCCGTCTCTTGTTCATTCGCACAAGTGTCGCAAGAAATCCAGCATTCGGGCCGCCATTTACCCATGCTTCTCCCCCCACTCCTCACACGCCTTCCCGTCTGTAATCTCGCGGCCCTTCCTGCAAGCATACCAGCACGTAGTCCCCTCGTCAATACTGCCCGGCTTGTCGCCGATGAAGTCCCGCGCGCCTGAGGTAACGAATGAGTGCTTGCAGGTGTAGCAGGTTTGGTTGGTCATGCCTCACTACTCCCTTCGTCTGCCTGCATAATCCTTTGCCCTATCCAATACACCACATTCACCGTCACTGCATTTCCGAGTCCTCGGTATCGGGCACTGTCCATCCCACGAGGAAGCCCTGGAGCTTCTCGCACTCTGTCGGCGTCAACCTGCGGACAGACAATACCCTCGAATTGCTTGCCGCTTCGGCTTCCCGTGAGTGAACCTGCCCTTCCGCTGGTTCGGAGTTCTCCGCGTTGGTTTGCGTGGAGGCCGCAGACGAATTGATAACTGTGGCTGGCTCCGCTTCGTAAGGCTCTTGCCCTTCCGCTTCCAGCAAGTTGCCCGCTGATGTTTTCATGCCAAGCAATGAGTCCGGTGTACTCCTGTTTAGCAGGCCAACCTCGCCTTGCCCATTTAGGAGTAACTGTGTGGCTCCGTTCGGAGATGGTGTCTTCGCTATCGGCGATGAATGTTCGCTGTTGCTCCTTCCCACTGTCGCCTCCAGTGCGGCTATCAAGGCAGTGGGCAACGCCCTCCCCCGTTTTCCTGCTCGCCTCAGGATGCCAGCCGCCGCCTTCGCGCTCAAATAGAATCGCTCCGGCACGTCGCCATCCAGAATCTCCCTGAGCGAACACACCAAAGACTCGTCGCCTCCGCTGGGCCACTCCGAAGAACTGTGAGTCCAGCACCCGCCAGGCTCCGAAATACCCGATTTCGGCAAGGGCGGCAAGGACTGCGCGGAAGTCATCGCCTCCGTTGCTGCTGAGTAGTCCGGGAACATTCTCCCAAACAAGGTAGCGAGGCTTTGCTTCAGCCACCACTCGCACCAACTCGAAGAACAGGCCGCTGCGCGCTCCAGTGATTCCCGCACGGTTGCCGGCCACGGAAAGGTCTTGGCACGGAAACCATCCGCTGATGATGCCAATGTCTCTGTATTCTCGCCCGTCAAGCTCTTCGATGTTCTCATGTATTAGCACCTCCGGCCAGTGGGTTTTCAATACCCGTCGGCAGAATTTATCACACTCGCACATGGCAACGGTCTCAATTCCCGCAAGCTCGAAGCCGAGGTCGAAGCCGCCTATGCCAGTGAAGAGTGATAGGTGGGTCATCATTCCCCCGCCTCACCCGCCCACATAGCCAATACGCCATCCAGGTACACAGGCACCGTCAGGATGTCAGCGTACACCGGCAGGCCCTTGCTGCTGGCGTAACCGTGCTCCAACTTTGCACCATCCGATTCCCCCCACCTCGGCAACATCATTATCGCCCCGGAGCAGTCTAACCCACTCATGCAATTGTCAAGGTGCGCCTGGCGGGTAATGTCGGGAAAATCGCGCTCGAAGTGTGCGCTCTCTGTATGCGGGCAGAAGGTATAGTGGCCGCGCCGCATGAGTGCCGCCTTCATTAGCTTGGCTTGCAGGATGTTCTTGCAGACATCCAGATTCCGGTCGGCCTGATACGGCCCGCTGATGAAGAATCGCATGGGCATGTCACAGGTCGGTAGCCAATCAAGTTCGGCCTGCAACTGTTGCGCCGCCGCCCTGATTCGCGCCTCGTCCATATCAGCCCCGCGCCTTAGCTGCAGCACCAAGTACATCCAGCTATCCATCCGCTCATGTACGGCCTCCAGCGCATGGTCAGTCCACGGCTGCAGGTGATTCACCGCGCCATATTCAGCTTGTCCCGCGCGGAACCTTGCCAGCAGGACATCGGATAGCGCGGACAGGTCGCACTGTCCAGCTTGGTAACGGATTAGGTCAATGGTCTGGTCTGGCATATCGGGCCTCCCCTACACTGGCCGCCTCGCCGCGACCACATCAGTATCGCCTTCGAGCGAAGGTGTGTCAAGACTTTTGATACGTGCTCCGTGTTCGTCTGGCGGGCGCAGCTTCGGCGCGTCGTCCATGTACAATTCCAAGTTCCAGCCGACGCCATATTCCGGCGCAAACGAAAGGAACTGTTGACTCGGCCTCGCGCATCCCTGCATCTCACCGATACTAAACTCAGTCCCGCCCGGCCAGCTACCATTCGCAACCCATCCCGGTGCGGCGGCGGCTTGATGGTGATGTCCTAAGAACGCTCGCCGATAGACCATGCCGACCATTCGGTTGCTTCGCTGAATCGCGCGGTCAACCCCGTACCACGGGAAGCCCATATATCGCTTTGCTTCCTGTCCGTGTAGCAAGAGGTATTCGTAAGTCTTGTCTATATCGCCGAAGTCAAGCGGGCCGTGTTGTGGACCTAGTGTAAAGGCATTGAACCGCGCGGGGCTTACATTGATGTAGATACTCTCTTGTTCTTTGAGCAGTGCCTGAATCCACTGGTAGCACATGATGTCGTTGTTGTTCGTCGTGAACCGTTCCTGCCCGTGGTTGCCCCACTGAAAGAAGCAGTGCGTCGAGGTAAACTGCCGCGCCATTGCCAGGATCAGGCGGCCCATTTCCTGTGCCCCAGCCATGACTTGCTCGCGGAGCATCAAGTCAATTCGCGTCGGCTGTTTCGGAAAGATGTCCTCGCCGGTCACCCAGTCGCCGAGGCCCAGGATATAAAGATGGTCTGCTTTGTAGGCGCGGCGGAAGTCAGCAAGCGCATTGGAGAACGCTTCGAGATAACGGTCGCGGCGCTGGCGAAAGATGTCGTAGTTGTATTCGGACAGGCCCGCCGTCTCATCCCCGCGCACCCACTCGCCTACGTGAACATCGGACAATAGCGCAAAGATAGCATGGTCAACGCCGGGCCCCTTAGTGCGTTTTGGGTACTTGAGAAGCTTGATGGGGCTAACATTTGCCGCGATTGCGTCGGCAACAACAGCATTCATCTGTCGCGCCTTCTCAAGTTGTTTGCGGAGGGACTTATTCTGCCGCTGGTACATTTCAGCAACGCGGCGGGGGTCAGCCTCCACCTGCTGCGCCTCAGTTTCTTCTTCAAGCGGCTCAATTTCCTCACCGCCACTCGCCGGCTGCCAATCCACAATTCCATAGCACTCATCCTTCGACCGAATCTCGCATGTCTGCTTGAACTGGCCGGGCAAGCTGTTGGACGACTTCAACCCCAGGTGTTTCGCCATCTCGCTGAATGTGCCGCAGTACAGCCGGTAAGCCGCAGCCTCCTGTCGTGATAGGTCTCGCAACGCAGGAGCGCGCCGCCCTTGGAGTGCCGCTAGCTTATCGCCGAGTATCTGCTTACAGTGTTCGATTAGCGCCGGTTCGGTATCAATGGCAATTGCCTCCTATTGAACTATTCGGCATCTCCGAATGGTTGACCTGCTATCGCCGCCCGCTATATCAAATTGAGCTGCGTTGGATTCTCTGCTTCCCTTATCCGCTCTTCGCTCCGCTGGCACCAATGCTCCGATAGTTCAATGCCGATAAACTCTCGCCCATACTTCACCGCTGCCTCGCCAGTCGCGCCCGAACCACAGAAGCAGTCCAGCACCGTATCACCTTCCCTGCTGCTGGCGGTGACTATGTGCTCCAGCATGGCAAGCGGCTTCTCGCAAGGATGTTTGCCTGCGTAGGGCTTGACTGTCGGGAAATCCCACACGTCGGTGTACGGCACGTCGGCGGTGACGGAGAACGGGCGGCGGAGGTCTTCGTATTCGGTGCGGAGGTCTTCGTATTCGCGGGTCAGGTAGCCGCCACTGTTGCGAGAATTGAAGAGGTCGCGAAGCCACTGGTAGTTTTCAGCGGTCGGGAGCGTCCACTGCACACGGGAAAACCAATGCCCTGCCATGCCTGTGACTGTTCGGCTCCCTGTTACCTTTTGGTATTCCTCTGCGACGCGACGGGTTGACCAATCAGCCCGCGCCTTCTCCCCGTCCAGATAAGCCCTCAGCGGCTCGAACACGAACCCGCGCAACTCGTCGCACTTGGCGGCATATCCCGCTTCGCCCTTCGCCATATTGTCCGCGCCGTAGTGCTCAGCAAAGATGATTTCCTCCCACGGCGATAGGTAGGAGCGCACCATTTCCTTGTCGGTCTTGTTGTGCCAGCCAGCTTCCTTCACCCAGCGGATACGGTTCAACACCTCGAAGAACTCCGCAGTCTTGCACTCCACCCGCGCCGCCATCTTTGGGCTTGCGAACACGTACAGGCTACCGTTCGGCTTGAGTATCCGCTGCCATTCCGCGCATAGCAGGCCGAACCATTCAATGAACCCTTCGGCGCTATCCCATTGCCTGTCCCAAGGTTCGTTCTTGACGCGGTAGTAGGGAGGGTCAGTGCAGATTAGACTGACGCTATTGTCGGGAAGCGTTGGCATGACCTGCAAGCAATCGCCCTCGATTATCTGCCAGCTACTCATAACCCGTTCCCTCGCACAATGCTTGTCCTCCCGACCGGCCCCAACTTCCGGCGAGGCCGCCTCAACTCGCTATCGCGCATATCGGTATAAACGCCACGCAGGCGACAGTCTGGACAGAATGCCTTATTGCTATCAGACGAGACATACCCTGTAAATCCACAGACCTTGCAAGTATAGGTGACGCGACGCTTAGTGCGGGTCATGCTTTCCTCCGCTACAGCAAATATACCACGCGGGCCTTCTCATTGCAAGACTATTCCCCGATTCTCTCCTGTCCGTTCTAGGCGATTGCAAGGCGTCAGGCGCGGCCTAACCTTCTTCTGCTCCCGAATCGCCTGTATCGGACACCTCGCCGCCGGACTCGCTACTTGCGCTGGCCTGCGCCACCCGGCGCTTCTCGTACTCGGCAGCGGCATCCACTACGCACTTGTTCGCCGCTTGCCAGCTCTTTGCCCTCGCGCATTGGACCTCTCCGTCCGGCGTCGTGTAGCTCCACCGCCACCGCCAAGGCCCCTCTTGTACTTCCCACACGTTGCTACGCCCGCCGCTTGCGTGGTGGCCTGAGTAGCATATCGGCATGGCGGAGTCTGCTTGAGAAGGTTCTGGGCAAGCGTTGCAGGCATCTGCGGATGGATGCTCGTGTACGTCTTTCTCCCTGAGTTCCTCGAAGGCCTCGTTGACTACCCTGCTTCTCATCGCCCGCCAATCAGTCTCTATGCGCTTGCAGACTGCTGTGAGTGCCGCGCCTGCGATGTCGTGAACCCTCACCACTATGTGAAATCTCTCCTCCAACCCCGCAATCTCATCTGTGGCCGCGTTGAGTTCCTGCTGGACGGCGTTGCGCTCTTTCTCCCACTCTTTCTGCCGTTCCCGTCGCATCTCATCCAAGACCCGATAACTCTCGCTATAGGCTTGCTTCACAGCACCCAAGCGACCCTCCAGTTCCGCCACGCGCTCTTGCAGCTTCGATACCTGAGGGTCAGCGATATGGAATGTGCCGCCGCTCCAGTAGTACGGGCGCTTTGTTGCATCCGCGCAGTAGGCGAATACGTCGCAAAGGTCGCCCTGAAACTTCGGCTTCTCGGACTCATCCTCCGCCGGGCACGGGACGCCAGTCTCGGCGCAGGCGGACTGGACATTAGCAGCAGACCCCTTGGGATAGTGCATTACGGACTCGCCATTCAAGTCCTTACCATGCACCTCCTGGCATTCGCCGCAGCCGCGATAAATGTTCGTGACCTCAGTGTAATATACGAGAGAACCATCGCTGCAACGCGGAAATGCCACCACCGGCGGCTCGGCTCCCAGACAATTCCACTCAGCACCGAAGGCCTTTTCGTCGCGGGCGAGGCTGGTGACAACGGCAGGGGATTCGGCGACTGACTGATGTATGCCCGTTCGCCCATCGTGGTCGCCTCCGACTAACGAGCTCTCTGGTATTGTGCCATGAGAGCATAGCTCGCTAATGGATGTGATACGAGTAAAGTGAAACTCGGAGTTGTCGAAAACACAATGCAGCGTCACCGTCAGCTCTTGCGCGGCAAGCTCCTCGGCCTCGGCTATTAGCGCATCTATCTGCTTGGTGGATTCGGCGACAGCGGAGCTGGTTATGTCACCGTGCCCACATACCTGCACAATAGTGTGACCGACCTGACGACTATATGAGGCAATGTTGGCAACAGGGATACGCCAACTCCAGCCGCCAGTCTCACAGTGCAACACAATCTCGGCCTGCCCTGCTTTATCCTGATTCATCATTCTCGTCTCCTTCGTCAGTAATCTGCGCATTGCCCTTTGCTTCTCTCGCCCTCGTCGCATCCACTATTGCTATCCATTCGGCCTCTAGGTCCGCCATGACCGCCCCGCACTTCGGGCATACCCGCTCCGTCGTCGGCCTATCGCAACACTCAATCGGCCAGCCCGGCGTTACCACCACGCCCGTACAGGTCTGGAGTATCGGAGCGCACAGCCGCATAACCTCCAACCCCGCCTGCGCATACTCGACACTCAATGTCCTGTCGCAAAACGCCGCCATCAACTCGCGCATCATCAGGCCCATGCCGAACTCCACTACGTCACCGCTGCGACTAGCCCGCACCTCCAGCGCATCATAGTCCCGCGAGCTCGTCCAGTAGCATTTGTGGCAGAGGTGCAGGCAGCCCTCGCCGTCCGCCTTGGGCACCTCGTATTTCCAGAGCACTTGTTGGCAGTAGCAGCAGTTCTCGTTGCGGAGGTTGTGGAGCGTCCGCTGGTAGGTCTCAAGGTCTGCTTCACCTGCGGCGTAGGCAAGCGTCACGTCGCGGACTGCGGTCACGACCTCGGAGTCATCTGCCGGTGCGAGGTCGCGGATGACATCCTGCATATTGTCAGTCATTGGACTGGTTCCCTTCGCCCATCGCAAGCTGCACCGGGGCGGGCGTGGTCTCCAATGCCTCCGGTATGCGAAGCTGCGCTATCTCTTTTCCCAACCGCTTCGTTGCCAACTCGCAGTATTCCTCGCTGATTTCTATGCCGACTCCCTTTCTGCCGAGGCGGTAGCAGGCAACGAGGGTTGTGCCCGAACCGAGGAAGGGGTCGATGACTGAGCCGCCAGGCTTGCAAAGTGTTTCTACCAGCCAACCGAATAAAGGCAGTGGCTTCTCTGTTGGGTGACGGTCTGCCTTGTTTCCCACCAACGGCGTCTCGAATACGTTATGCGTTACTCCGCCACCGCCCCACCAGAGTACAGGCCCATCACTTTGCCGTCCGAATACAGCAGCCTCAACAGCACTACAGAAGTTCTTGCGCGGCTTCGGAGGTGGGTTCGCCTTGCGCCAGTACACGAGTTGCAGTGGGTTTAGCCCAGCCTTCTGAAAGATCGTCCACATAGTGCCGACCTGCTTGCCATCAGTCCAGACTACCGCCGCCCCACCAGGAGCCACAAGGCGCAGCGCGAGTTCTATAGCTTCACTTGGTAACTCAGTATCCCAATCAATGTCAAACTCGACGAATGCACCAGCTACCTTCCAAACCTTCGCTGCGTCCTCTTCGTTTGTGCCATACGGCGGGTCAGTCAGGCACAGGTCGAACCCCCGCTCCAGTTGCGGCATGATTTCCAAGCAATCACCCAAGTAAATCTCTAAGCCGAACTCTTCGCTGCGCCAGTACGGTTTCATCGCCTCTCCTCCGCACACTCCGGGCAGAAATACTCGTGGTCGCCCCTGCAATCTATCTCAGATACCCAACCGTGCTCTTCGAGCCAGGCTTTGATGACGGGCGAGGTCGCGTCCTCAATGTGAGTGTTTTCCCATGCGATACCACAGTCATCACACTCTATGCGGAGCTGGCCGTTATGTGGCGTTAGGGTCATTAGTCTCAGCCTCCAGGTCCTGCCGGTGCTCAAGCTCGGCCTCACTGTCGTTCTCTTCTGCCCGCCAATCCTCCCGCGTTATCGCTCGCCGCTGGCTTGGCGTATCTGCATCCACTGCAACGAAGATGTTCACCTCGCGCCACCTGTCGAAGATGCGCTCCATCTCCGGCACTCCGCGCAGGTCCTCCGCGCTCACATTGGTCGTGACGCACGTTGCCCGCCGGTGCGCATGGCGCAGCTCCATGACCTCCTCAAACTGCGACAGCGCGAATGGCGACCGATACTCGCGGCAGAGGTCATCTAGCAGCAGCAGGCTACATTCCGCCTCGGTAATGTCCTCAAGTAATACCAGCTCCTCTCGCGACTGTTGCGCCCTCCGGTGCAGCTTCCCAAAGAGATTCGCCGCCGTGGTGAACTTCACCGCCAGAGGACCCACTGGCAACGCCTTCGCTATTAGCGCAAGGCTGCTTGTCTTGCCGATGCCGACGCCGCCGGTCAGCACCAGGCCATGCCCTTGCGCTATGCGGGCAGGGAGTGTCTCACAGTATTCCGCCACAATCTCCCGCATGTTCCCACTCTCTGGCACCTGCTCAAGTTGCGGCGACCAGGCGTGGCGCGGGATGCCTGCCCGCTCAAAGAACCGCTCCAGTGTTGCCTGCTTTTTTGTGCTCATACTTTCACACTCCCATCTGGGTTGCGGTCTATCTCCTTGAAGTCACTTGGCGGGATCGGGCCGCGACCACCGCCTGCCGCCGCTCGCGATCCGCCGGACTGTTGAGGTTCAAACTCCCAAGGCCGGTTGACTGCCAGCTTGAACTGTTTGCAAAAGAATGCCCAGGGATTCGCGTTGCCTGTCGGTTGCGGCTTTGTGACAAACGCCTTCTTCACCGCCTGCTCAATGACTTCCCATCCATCGGCCTTGAAGAGTTCCGTCAGGCCGCTGTAGCCTTTCAGGTTTCCCTTGCCCTTCGGCATGTCGCCAAGGTCAAGCATTTCCCAACACTCCCGGATGACTCTCTGCACCTCGGTTTCTTTCCGAGGCTTCTTCTCAGGAGCGGTCTCAGGAAGCGGCGGTTGTTCGGGTCCATCATCAGGTTCTTCGACTTCAGAACCCGCCGCGATAGCGGCGAGAGGTTCTTCTACCTCTGCCTCTGTGTCTGCCTCTACGTCTGAGTCTACGTCTGAGTCTACGTCTAGGGCGTTTTCGCCGGAGTAGTCCATGACAAGTCCGGGAGTAGTCCGGGACTTCGGCTCTAATGCGTCTGTAAGCCCGTAGAAGGCGGGTTGCCTGTCACAATCTTCTTCTTCCATATATTGGCGCAACTCCTGCGGAAGTCGCCAGCAAGGAGGTAAGTTATTGACGGGTTGGCCTACTCGGCCCCACTTGATGCTTTGGTGTTTGTGGAAGTTTACGATGTAGAGTAGTTGCTTCCCATTCTCACTATACGGGTAGAGAAGGCCCGCCTCTACTTGAGCATAGATACACTTCTGGACCTCGGCTTTTGTGATGTCCATTCCAGGGCAAACGCGGGCGCGATACTCCGTCGCCGACCCCGGCATAATCGCATAGACATCCACCTTCGGTAAACTCCAAGTGAAGAGAAGCGCAGCCATTGTGTTCCGCTCGGCGAGGCCGCAGAGCTTCTCGTCTGCGCCGATCTCCTCAGTTATCTTTGCCCACCTGAGCATCTACATCCTCCGGTTCGGTGCAATCAGGCTTTTCCCATAAAGAGAAGAAGTCCGTCTCCATCTCGTCACGCACTTCCTTGCCTGCGTTACTATGAACGTAGCAGTGGCACGCACTGCATAAAACGATACCATTCTCGACTACTGCCCGAAGCTCTACGTGCGTGATATATGGCACTCGGTGATGCACCTCAAGGGCCATGTTTCGCTTAGGCCCATTGCCGCACAACTCACACTTGCCATTAGCCCTCCGTAGGCAAGCGTGCCGCCAAGATAGACACTCGCGCGTGTGCCGAAACTTGTTGATCTCGCTGCGTCGTTGCATATTGCCAGCCTCCAAAGACGACAAGGCCCACTGCGAAATCGCACACCCGGCAAAGAGTGAAGGCGTTTTCTGGTGCAGTGGGCCTATATGGTTTGTGGGACATGCAAAAAGCCTTCCTTCTTCGCCGGTATGCTCAGTCTATCACGCCGGGCCGCCGAAGTCAAGCCCCTTCTTCACCTTCCCACAACAAGCAACACTCGTCGCGCCCTGGTAGCTGCCGCTTCTTCGTCGAGCAATCGCGCCGCAATCTGCTTCGCTGCCGCCCATCGGCACTTCACTGTCCGCTCTAGGAGCCACAGCCGAGCGCAGGCCTTGAGTTGGGGCACCGGCGGCTCCGTGCTTTTCCAGTGGGATAGCCATGCTGTAGCCTCCTCCCAAAGCATTTCCATGAGTCGGCCAGCAACCTCCTGTTGACCTATCGGCGGTCGGCACTCACAGATGCTCTGCGAGAACGCAGTCCCTACTGGGCGCGTCCATCCTCGCAGTAATTCCTCAGCAGCGTCTATCGCCTTCATCCCGCCACTCCCTTTCTCAATCTCCGCAGCATCTCGCGGCTCGTCACTTTACACACATCTGGGTCTGCCATTAGCCGCGCCTTCGGGTTCGCCCATGCGTCATAGTGCGGGTGCTTCGCGTCGGCCTGAAACCACTTGCGCTTGAGGCCCACCTGCCGTGCCTTGGTGTGGAGTTCCTCTTCATCGGTTGACATCAGGTGGGTTCCGTCGAAGAAGAGCATCCCGCCCCTCCCTTTCGCTCAAGCTCCGCGTCTTCAATCCGTGTCACAACACTTGACTTGCCCGCAAACGCCTCAATGCTTTCGAGTAGTCTGTTGTCTAACGAACCGCCCTCTCGCACATACTCAATCACGTATAAGCCTCCCTCGTCGCCGAATATCATGATGTGGAAATGAACGCCCCTGAGGTAGTCGAGCACTTGCCAGTGATTGCGGTTCAACTGGGTAAGCCCGAAGCCCTTTGGCCGTCCTCTCCGATGGCACAAGTAACCGAACCATTGCCAACCAGAAGCAAGCTGTCGGCACTTAGCCTTCGGCATGATGCGGAACCGGCGCATGATCTGCGACTCAGTCATGTTTTCACATTCTCCTTCGCGGCCTCAAGCTCCGCGTGTTTACGTTCTACATCGGCTATGGCGTCGGCAGCTAATCGGTATGGTTTCCATGTGGCCATGCGCGACGTGATGGGCGCATACTGCCAGCAACGATACTCCCAAGGTCGCCCGCGCAGGTTTTCGACAAAAGCCCAGGCATAGCGGCCATCTGCGTCAGCGGGAAATCGCTTCATCCATCCACGCGGCACACGCTCCCATCCCTCAGGTAGCGGCTTCATTTCTTCGCGCCATCCTCTCCCGCAGCATCATCAATACACCGCAGGTCAAGTATGTTGCCCATTCCCAACCTGTCTGTCATAGTCGGCTCCTGCAAGTACACCCAGAAGCTGAAGCCTCCATCCTCGTTTATCTCTCCACTGGGTGCAATCCAGCCAAAGCCGATTTGCTCCTCGCCGCGCCACACATCCACATCAAGTTCGCGTTGGGCTGCTGCGTATTCGCGGTCGCCTGTGGTAAGCGCACATAGCTCAACAGCGTCAAAGTCATCATCGGTGTAGTGCTCAGGCGATTCGCAATCGGCCCTTGCGATATTCACTATCTGGCCACACAGGAGTATTGTGTTACTCATCCAGCCACTCCCTTTCGCGCGGCCTCAAGCTCCGCTTCGGTAATCTGCCACAACCCCTGCCGACCGCGCATAGGTATCGGTTCGTCGAAGGACTGCGGGTTCTCCAGTAGCCAGTGCCACATGCCCCCAGCAAGTTCGGCCCACTCGCTGTCGCTCGGCCAGATACATCCCACAAGTTCAACCTGGCCGATGATTGCGCCGCGCCACGCCTTCGCATGACAAAGGGTCTGAATCAATCGGAGGTCCCATTTCCTTGTGTCGTTATTGGCATACTCTAACAACTTGTCGAAGCCATCAGTGCTCCACTGCTTGCCCGCATGTATCAGCAATGGACCTCTGTAGTGTATCCTTCGAGAACGATTCTCCACGTCCTTGATACCGTGGATTATCAGACTTGCAAAGGGTTGGTGGACAGTCAGGCACTTATGAATCATCCCGCACCATCCTCTCCGACGCCCGCCGCCGCGAGGTCCCCGTAGTACAGTTGCGCGGCCTCGCGACGAAGGGTCAACAGTTTTGCCTCCGTGTTCTCGTGCAAGGCGTCACACATGAGCGCGGTACTTCTCACTGTTATGCCAGGTACGGTTTCGAGACGTTTCGCGTTCCACCAATACTCGCCGACAAACCCATCCTTGCGTTTGTACACACGAGCCCAGGGGCAGCAATGGCATTCGCCGAAACGCCTCTCCCAGTAACCACTTCCATCATCCTCAAGCTGGTGGAATACCCACCCTTCCGGCAGCTTCTCAAGATTAGTCATATTCAATCCCCTTTCAGTGTTGCGCGACAGGATGTAAACAATTCCGATGACTGAGAAGCTAGTGTCTCCCCTTGCGTTTGAGGTTCCTGCTTCATCAGACCTAACAACTGTATCGGCCCTCCACAGGCTTCGGATTCGGCGGGACACCCGCCTATCTGTTGCAAACCTCTGTTCAATATGTTTCGAGCCGCGTTTACGTCACGGCCAATGCTTAGTCCGCACTCAGGACAGTCATGGACTCTGTCCCACAGGCGCTTCGGTACAATCGCCCAGCACTGCGAACAGGCCTGGGTAGTCCCTCGCGCAGGCACTCTCACTAACTGCGCACCTAGTTCTTCGCACTTATACTCAAGCATCTCGACGAGCTTGCTCCAGCCCGCGTCGGCAATGCTCTTGTGCAGGCCCTTCTCCCGTTGCCCTCCGCCAGCTTCCTTCTGCAATAGGTCGCCAGCTATTCTGTCCTCTACGGCTATCAGGTCATACTGCTCGACGAGTTGACGGGACAGCGTGTGCAGAAAGGCCTCCCGCGCATTCGCCACATCATGCTCGGCACGTGCTACTTTCAGCGCCGCCTTTTTCCGGTTTGCCGAACCCTTCTTTGCCCTTGCCAGCCGACGCGCCAGTTTCGTCCGCTTCTTCTGCGCATTCCGATAGTATTGCGGTGGCTTCACTTCTTCGCCTTCCGAGGTGGTAATCAACGACGAGCAGCCTACGTCGATGCCAATACAACGCAACGGCTCCACTATGGGCGGTGCCGGTATCCCGTTGTCGCCTGCCAAGGCAACATACCATTTCCCGGCAACGCGCCGGACAGAGAGGGCCTTCACGTCGAGGTTGGGCGGCACTTTTGGACGGGCGTTGATCAAGCCAATTTTAGGCACATTGACCTTGCCGTCGCGCCACTGCTCCACATCGCCCGCGTCGCGCGATATGAGATTCGGGGTATCGCGCTTTGGCCTTGGATACCCAGGCCGCTCGCCGTTCTTACAGCGCCGGAAGAATGCCTGGAAAGCAACGTCGAGGTTCTTCAGTACGCCTCGCGCAAAGACACTCGGCACAGCCCTCAATTCAGGATATTGTTTGCGGGACTTCGCTAACTGTGCGCATTGATCAATGTAGGATATTGACCACTTCTTCTTGATGGCGGAGGCGTCTTCATTTGGCTTCTCATCCAACTCCCGCTTGCAACCCTCCCACGCCTGCTCGCGGTCAAGCAGTGAGTAGTTCCAGAGGCGGCGGCAGATTTCCATCCATGCCAACAACTGAGCTTCCTGCGCCTTCGTCGGATATAGGCGATACTTCTGGGCGCGTATCATCACAAGCTCCAGAATCAGATAGCCCGCCCACTTTCGATTGCGCTTCGTCCGCAGAGACGCAGTGCCTTCGATAGATGGACGGGCTATAATGAGTCGCACAAAAAGCACTGCTGACTCTGCGGATACTCTGATTATAGAGGTTGCTGGCACTGGAGTCAAGGCCTTTCTACGGGAGTTTGTTCTGGCGGTATGCTTCTTCGATGACTTGCTCGTGCCGTGAATGCGCTTGCCATATCCGACCGTGCTTCTGCGTCCGGTGCATGTATCCAATGGAGCGGCCTGGCAGCCAGTCGTGATAGCGGCGAGGGTAAAACACCCTCTTCGCTACAGCGTATCCGCGCAAGCCCCACTCGTAGTAACCATGCCACTCTTTGCAGTGAGCGCGAATGTTCGCCTTCGGGTCTGTGCTGCCACCTGGACGATCCGTAGGCCCCGCGCATCCATTCGTCGCCCTGTAGTGACATCGCAGGCCGATACCTGCCGCGCAATACGCCAATCCCATTTGCCAGTCTGCGCCCATGCCGAGTCGCTCGTATTCACTCACAAAGAATTCGCAGAATGGCAGAAATCCGCTGCTTGGATAAAGTTCCCGTACAATCAGCCGACACTTAGCGACGCGCAACGCATGGACTGAGACCATCGGCCCCGCCTCGCTCACCCTCTGCGCCCTCGGCTCCGGCATGGCGGGTAGTTCCTGCGGCTCCGCCTGCGTGTGCAGGCATACAAGCCAGACTATTGCGGCGGCGACGAGGACCCAGAACAAGCCTCTGTACGGGTTGCGGTCAGGTATCATCGCGGGCCTCCTCCTCCGCCTGCTCGCAACAGTCTGCTGCCCGTTCTTCGCCACCGTCGAGCTTGCCACAGATGTCGCAACGCCATGCCCATCCGGGGCTGACGGTGCGGGCATGGCAGACAGGACAGGTATCAGACACGCCCTCAGAGTTTGCCAGACAGTTGGAACAGTGCGCAAACGGAACGTAGCTACTTGGCATTGTTCTCCTCCTCCGCCTGAAAGAACTCGCGGGCCTGCTGGAGCCATGCCTTTGTCTCTGGAGCCGTTGCCAAGTCGTCCATGTGCTTGATAGTTCTTTGGATTGTAGTGAAGTTCTGCGGTGCCCAGTTAGCCACGTCAGTCAAGCTGTCGAGGTCATAGAGTTGGACGAGCACAGTCGCACCAAATCGGAAGCACTCAAAGTGCTCTATGTCTTCGAGCAACAGGTGGGCAGCAAGCCTCGCCGCAATCTCCAGCGCGCGCCGCTCCCTGTCTGGACTGAGCTTCTCGGTCTGCTCAATAAGCTCTCCGATGCGGCTGAAAACAGGCCCCCAGTGGATGTGGTACTGGCTGTCGCCAAACTCCACGCGCAAATCGGCAGCGTACTTTTCAATACTCGCCTTGACACGTTGGAGACTGCTCGGCGTCTCGACCACCGCCTCGGTTATCGGCTGCTTCGCCCTCTCGACCATTCTCTACAGGCCTCCCTTCAGAACATAGCCGAGAACACCTGCAAGCAACGCAGCAGCGATTACCGCAACGCAGCCCCATCCGCTCGGCCATTCGTCGTATTCCCGCTTTCCCATTTCAGTCCCTCCCGAAGAATCTGCGCCTCGTCTGTTGTCACTCATCGCAATCTCCCTTCGCATCGGCTATCAGTGCGGCTATCTTTCCAAGCATCTCCTCAACGATCCCATGACACCCACATTTCACAGAAACAAGTGTACCACCGCGACCATATAACCACCGATAATTCAATAGTTCGCTAATGCGGATATGCCACTCGCTGCCATCAGATTGATGATGCAACACAATCTCCGGCTCCGGCTTGTCCCGCGCGGGCTTTACCACGAGGCCCGTGCCGAGACAGTAGGGGCACTGAGCAACAACACCAGGTGCAACAGTGTGAAAGAAACCGCTGCCTTTGCCATAGCACCGAGGGCACTCCTCCGTCTCCCGCCAGTCTGCCCGCGCGTCGAGTTGCGCTTGCAGGGCGGCGCGGGTCTCACGAGCCTCATTGCGCTCTTGGCGCAGTTCGCGCACACGGACATCTAGCCCGTCGCGCTGATTTCGCATCCTAATCCAGTCGGCGGATTCCTCCTCTGCACGGACGCGGCTTTCGGTCTCTAGTTTCGCCACGCGCTTGGCATTCTCATCCGAGGCCGCGTTGACCTCATTCTGCAGGTTCTTGATGGTGCGTACCTGAGCGGCATTCTGTTGCTCCAGTTCCGCGACGCGCTCCCGCAGCAGTACCGATTCCCGCCGCTCCTGCCAGACATCTGCGCCTAGTTGGGTTATCTGTTGCTTGAGTTTCGCCACGCGCGCCTCAGTGTTTGTCGAGCGCCCAGTCAGGTTTGCGACCTGTGCCTGCAATTTCCCAACCTCACCATCCTCTACGCCGCAAGCTACGCAACGCCCTTGATGCCACGGGCCACGGTCGGGCTTCTCCGGCTCCTCCTCCGGGCACGGCACGCCCGCAGCAGCGCAGTCGGCGCGGACTTCCTCACAGGCGCAATCTGTACGCATTCTGCCTTCGCGATTCTCGCAAGAAGGCCTGTTGCCCACAACTGCGCAGCCACGGCCATCAGGCGACAAGTGAGTAATCTTGCTGAACGTCCAACTATCCATGTCTCGGCGTAGCACCACCACCGGCGGCTCCGCACCCTCGCAATCCCAGGTCGGGCCGAATGCGTCGGGGTCACGGGCGAGGCGGGTGACCTCAGCGGCGGATTCGGTGACGGGTTGAGGACCACTACGGTCATTCCATGCGCCGCCGGGATAGCGCCATGAGCCTATGATGTCTGGAGTGACATTCCCGTCAATGTTTTCGATAGAGCGATATTCATACCCTTGTCCAGACGCGCCGTGCAGCGTCACCGTCGGCTCCAACCTCGGCACCGCACCCTCGCAGTCCCAATCGGCGCCCCAAGCATCACGCGCAAGCTCGGTGATTTCGGCAACGGTCTGGCAGACGAGCGTACCGTCATCTGGCTTTCTCGTCTCCCCGTAAACACAACGCCCCATCACTATGCGCCCGGTGTGACCACTCTTGATGCTGATAATACTGTAGAACACTCGCTTTGCATGAGTATAGGGGTCATGCAGCGTCACCGTCTTCGGCTCCGGCGCGGGGGTGGCGTCAGCTATCCGAGCATTGACCACACCAACAGGCATGTTGAGATTCTGCCACGACGTTGTCTCGACGAAGCGCACCTGCGCTCGCCAAGGCGAAGGCGGCGCAAGTCTCACCTCCGCAATTCTCTCGACTGGCACCTGTACGACTTGCCCTGTAAGAAGCTCCAGTGTTACCTCATTCTCATTGCCCATCATCGCTCACTCCTCGTCCTTCGGATTGTCGCGCGTGTCGAAGTTCCCGTCCACGCGCAGGTACTCCTCCACCAGTTTCACCTTCATGCGCTCTTGGTAATCTTCATTGGCGCGGATGGCGGCACAGACCATTTCATCGAAGAGTTCTGGGATACGACCACTATTCGCGAGTTCCATGACAGCCATTATATCCCCGCTCCTGCCGTCCCGATACGACTCTTCGACGATCCGCAGATAGAACACGTAGAGACTTCGCTGGTTGTAGCATTCGTCAAAGACTTCCAGCATCTCCACGGCACCGATGCCAAGCCCGTCGCAGAGGTCGGCCAAGTCCATCTCAGCCAGCTTGCCCTCCACGTTGTCATTCGCGTAGTCCATCGCGCGGTTGCCCTTGTCGTCATCAGGATCGCCGGGATGTCTCATGTCACCTGCTTTCCTTCGCGCGCTTTTCCTGCTTGCGCTGGTATCGCTCGACAGATTCGGCAGTCAGGAAAACTGTTCTTTTTTCTTCACCGAGCCCGATAATGTCATCGGGCACATAGCGTTCAAGAACGGGGCCGCTAGTCTCGAAATCATGCTGCCGCGAAAGTACGCTCATTTGCGGTTGGCTCAGTTTCAATAACTTGCGAGCAGCCTTCAACGTATACGCATTCGGCTTTGTTGCGGTCATCATTCAGCCTCCTCAATTTGTTCTGTAACTGCCCGTTTGCCCCATGTGTCATTAGGTACTACCGGCTCCAGCAGTGTCACCACATCCTGCAACGCCTCCGATGCAACCTCGCTATCAGCGTCGCCGAACGGGTTATCTGGGTCAGGTTCGCCCGCATCTGCTATTTCCCAAAACGCCTTACCCAACTTCTTCTCATCGAAGGCAATGAAATCCCACGGTTGCAGCCCCGCCTTTTCCAGCATAGCAAAGAGCTTCTCACTGTCCTTCGCTCGGAACCTGTGCTTGCCCTCTTGATACCATACCGGAGCTTGATAGTCATGCCAGCTACCGCCGCGCTCAAAGCCACCGTGTTCCTTCACCCAAGCCTGCACAAGGGCCGTCAGGTCGTTCGCGAGTGTTCTATGGGCTTCCGCCTTACCCATGAGTTCTCCGGCCTCCTGTGCGCTTGTGGGCGCACTGAATGACAGGTCTGTGATAGCTGGGCAGTCGGTTTTGTAAGCACACCACCTGCACGCATTCTCCGACGGAGTAGCGGGATAGGATTCGGCGTTCAATGCTTCATTTGCCAGCATGACAATCTCGTCGCGGGTAGAGGTGTGTGGGCCATATGGGAGTATCCACGCCTGGGCCTCTCCGGTTGCGACAAGCCACCTGCACACCTCAATTTCTTGTATGCGCTCGCCGGTCTCTGGATTGCGGAAGGCCTCCTGCGCGGCCCACGCATAGTAGCGTAACTGAAGGGGAGGTTGGTCAGGGAAGTCACGGATGCGCGGGGTCTTGTAGTCAGTAATGACTAGCCTCTCGTTGTGCGGGTCGAGTTCCAGGCAGTCAATGCGGCCAACGAAGTCCAGCGAGCCCTCAGGAAGCGGGACGCGGAAGCTCACCTCGGACGCACCGACTCGATAGGCCCAGTCAAATCTCCAACTATCGCAGAACGTCTCGGCTAAGGCCAGAAGCTCAGGGCAGTCATACGTCCTTGCAATAGCGAGGCCTTCTGAGCGGGCGGAGGGAACGTCAAGGTCAGCGCATATCTTTGTGTACGATTCTGCCCATTCGTGGAATCTGCTGCCGATGTTGTCGGCGAGTCTCGCGGCGGGCTTCACCACGGACTGAAGGTAGCGGAAATGGAAGTGCGCTGGACACTCTCTCCACGTCTTGAGCGAGGAATATGATAAGTGGTCAAGGGAAATCGGCTTCTTCGCGGCCACTCGGAGGCCTCCTCAGTCTTGATAGGCGGCAAGCCTTGCGCAGGCTGCCACTTCTTCTTCGCTCACTGGCGGCAGATTGTGAATCCGCCGCTGGAATGTATCCCAGGGTTTGCCAGTCGCGGGCGCAACTTCGTCAAGTGGCTTGAAAGGAACGCGGTAGTCAATGCCCTCGTTGCTATCCTTGTATTCCACTAAGCCGCCGAAGAAATCCGCGAGCCGTTGAAACAAGGCAATCCAACGTGGAAACGAACGCTGGCGCAGACAACGGTTGCCGTCGTCATCATTCTCGAAGTGATACCAAACACTCAGAACAGGAACATCAAAGAGCGACGGATTCTCCACGACTATCTGCGCAAGTTCCGCAATAGTCGAAGGCTTGTATGAGACGCCCTGCACATTGCTGAAAACCGCGTCGGAACCTCCAAGTGGCTTTAGCTCTGATTCGCAGCCGCAGAGTTTCCCGACTACATCCGCTACGTGAATGATTTTGCTATACGGCGGTAGCTGTACTGTCGCGTCAACTCCCATTATCATCGCCCTCCTCAAAGTCCATCTGTTCCGTCGCCTCAAAGATAGCGGGAAACGGTTCGGTCAACTCGCGCTCCTGTGCCCTGTTGTGCAAGCCGCGAATCACCTGCCATGCGAGGTCATTGTCCTCCGTGAGCGCGGCGGGCTTGGGCAAGTTGCCCGACTCAATCTGCGCGGCCTTCATTGCTTCGATGATATGCTCGTTCGTCCAATCGCTCGTACCAGTCAGGTCTTTCATGCGCGCAATGATAGTGTCGCCGTCTGGCATACTCTCGTCGGCAGGCCGCAATATGTCTCGTGGCTTGTCGGGTTTATCCGGTTCCGGCGCGGCTTCTATCTCGTCCTCAAACTCAGCATCTATGATGTCCTCGTTTTCCCCTTGGGTTGATGCTTCTCCTGTTGCGCCAGTTGCTACCTCTGCCGCGCCGGAACCGATACGCTCTATCGCCTCCTCCCATGCGTCTGTGCGGGTACACTCTACGATCATCGCGTCTATCTGCGATTGAGCTATGCCCGCCTTCTCTGCCGCGTCTCGCAACTCCATTTCCCATACCGCGACTGACTTGCCTTCGCCGGTCGCAGGAGCATCTGGATGAAACTCGTCGTCGAAGCCCGCCTCCTTGCTATACTCAGTCAGGCCCGCCGACAATTGCTGCACCTGTTTGGTGATAAGCAGCCGCCGCCGCTTGTCATCCGCAACCGCGTCAAGCATCTGCTCAATGGTGCCGTCGGCTTCGAGCGTTGCGTAAGGCACAAAGACATTCTGCCCATCCGGTGTCTTGGTGCCGCGCTCGCCGCGCACTAGCCAGAATGGCAAGCCCGCAAGCGTTCCATCCGTTTCGTGCAGGAAGTGATTCATCCAGTAGTGCAGCTCCTGCCAACTCTTGAGACTGGAGGTGCGGAAGGCCGCGATAGGACAGCCGCCTTGGATGAACCCACGAAGCCGCACAGTCAGTATCGCTTGCACCTTGCAAGTCCTGTCCGCAATATACGGGCAGGTGTGCCAGTCACAAACAGCAGGCTTCGCCTCTGCGATTGTCTTGCCTGATTGGTCATAGTCCTGCCAGACTGCCTCGCCGACATAATACTGGCGCGGCAGATTGCCAAGTTCGTCGCGCAAGGCCTCGGCGTCTGGTAGCTTCTGTGCGGTATATTCCCCTGGCGTCTTCTCCCGCCAGTCCTCGCACACACAGATACGCCGCCCGCCCGCGCCGAACTTTGCATAGGCTCCATACAGGTTCGATTCGGGCCGGTCGAATATCAGGTACACCGGCACTCGCTGAGGCTTTGCCGCACCTGCAACACCGCGCTCCTTCAGATACTCGACGAGGGCCTCCTGCAATTCTGGTACCACATCATAGACGATTCGATTGCGCCCACTGAGCTTGACCATTTCCCGCCTGCGTTTCGTGATACGAATATGGTCGCCCTTGCGCGGGATACCCTTCTCATCCATTTCGCCAAAGCTGATTCGCAGGGCTTGCTCTGGTCGCCACTGTCCGGGCGGCCTTGTGGCTGTCTGCTCAGTTGTCATCGCCCACCTCCAGTACGGCATCATTGAAACTATCGCGCAATGCCCGCACCCACTGCGTCCGTTCGTTGGCGCGTTGGACTTCCTTAGTATGATGCTCCGTGTGATACTCGATGTCCCGTCGCGCCTTGTCCGCCTCCTGCCGATGGTAGGTGGAGCCGTGAAGCATTGTCGGCCTGTGAGGATCGCCGCAGTCGAATTCAATGCTCTTCTCTAGTTGCTCGGCCATGAGTTCCTTGAGGCCATCATGGTCAGGTGTCGGCGGCGTCCAATCCTTTACCTGAATGAGCATCAGGCCATAGTCTTGGCGGCGACGTTGGTTCTCCAAAACCCACTTCTCGTACCGTTCCACATCGGCCCTATGGTTGCTTCGCGCCTCGGCATCAGCGCGACTGTAGTCCCACGCCTCAACATCTGCCAATCGCGCCTGCGCCTCCTTCAGCCCCTTGACATGATAGTCCGAGGGCTTGAACTCCTCAGGAATTGGTGCGCCCGTCGGTTCGTCGCGCATGGTTACCAACGCCCCGAAGGCGCGAGCGCATGTCCATACGAAATCCTCGAAGCTCACGTCTTTCCCATCATAGATGTCACCCGTGTATCCAGTTGGCATAGTCAACTCCCCTCTCTTATTTCCAACGCGGCCTTCACAATCCGCCGCGCCTCCGCCGACGGTATGAGCATCAAGCCACTCGCGGCATCATACATTTCGTTTTCGCGCACGAACGTCGTGTTGATACCCTGTGCAGCAAGCCACGCGCCGAGCGTCACTTCGCTTGTACCCAGTGCGTCGGCGGTCGCCTTCAGCGTTTCACAATGCGCCACGGTTGCGACGAGAATATCCCGCAGCGGCAACCCTCCGAAGCGGGCGCAGACTGCTCGTTGTAGCGCATACCTCTTATCCTCTGCTAAGTCCATGACTACCAACCCCTCTCGTTTCTGTTGCATCATTATATCCGTACCGATGGTTTCGTGTCAAGGATTATTTCGATACCGCTTGTGTGATTCCTCTGCGTGGTCATCGCTGGCCCGCGCTACCCAGACTAATCCGGCCAGCAGGAGTAGCCCGATTGCGAGGCAAAGAAGAAGGCCGATGAGTTGCCAGCTATTCATTGGATGTCTCCTCTGCAATTCGTTGCTCAACATGCCCCGCGCCCTCTGGGTCACTGCGCGGGAATGGTTCCTCTATCGGCACATCCACCCTCGCGCTGATAGCACTCGCCCGCTTGACTGGTTCTATCGCCGGCCACCTGCCAAAGAGCCAAGCCCAGAACCCGCGCGGCCCGTAGAGCAGACGCGGAAGCGAGTAGCCAAATACGATAGCCATGTCCTCCACAACCCGCACCTTCGGGTCTATCAGGTCGCGCTCCAACTTACTGATGGTCGCGACGCTGAGGCCGACGATCTTGCCAAGGTCCTTCTGGGTCAAGCATCTGTCCTCTCGCGCCTGTTTGATACGGTCGCCTATGGTCATGTTGATTCCTCCCGCGCGTTGGTGAGCCGCGCCCCTCGGATATTATGCGTACCTATTCTCTAGGCCCTGTTGCACAATCCACACCGCGCACATGCGCCCGCCATACCTCAGGGGAGACTTGGTTTGTGCCCGCATCATTTTCATGCTCGGCAACAGTGCAGGTCACACACTTTCGCGTACCATCGTATTCAATATCATAAGCAACGCCATCAACAATTCCGTCCGTTAGGGCGGCAATTATCTTACTGTGCCACCTGCCCGTTACTATGTTGACCTCAATCGTACCGTTACCCGTAGTCTTGTTGAGTGCCCCGTCATCTGCCCGCGCCATCAATAGTGGTCGCCAGCCCGCATCATCTCCATACGGGGCAGTACAGACAAGCTCTATACTAATCCAGAAGTGCTTGCCTGCGATTTGTAGTCGCGCAACAGGAGAGCCGCCGGGGTGCGCCATCTCATGGGCTGCAATCCATGTCTGCTTTGGCGTCGCGCCGAGCACCTTGCGATATGCCTCAGACCGCTGGGTGCAGCAGTTGAAGGTTGCCACATCTGGCGGAACAATCCTAGCCCGCTTTAGTAGCTCGTATTTACGAATTGCCTCCTGTGCCTTCGTTAGCCTATCCTGTTCTATTAGCTCGCGTTCCTGAATTATCTCCTGTGCCTTCGTTGGCTTTGTTGGCAATGCGTCACCAGCATACGCATGACACATCCTTCTCCATTCTCCCGCCGGGCTTCTCCGCATCATAATTCCTCCCGCTTCTCTATGAACCGCTGTATCTCCGAAATGTGAAACCTGCGCTTGCCGCCAGGACCTCGGAAACACTCCAGCCGCCCGCGTTCTACATATCGGCGCACGGTAGCTGGACAGACGCCGAGTAACTCTGCCGCCTCGCTCATCCACACTACGCGGTCAAGCATCCGCGCCTTGAACGCTTCGCGCGCCTCGCTGAGGGTCACTCTGGCACCTCTGCTTTCTCAGCCTCGCTCTTCGGCTCCTCCGTGCTCGCCACCTGCACATCATCATCCGTCAACCCTTCCCACCACTTAGTCTTGCAGACGGGGCAGGTCAGGCGGCGCAGGTAAAGGAAGCCGGCTTTCTCGACACGTTCCCTCCGAAAGTTGTGGCAGTAGCACTTGCGATTCCAGCAGTGTTGCATGTCAGTCCTCCTCTTCTGAGTTATCGCCCGGCAGCCGAGACCATCCACTGCCGCCCAACTCGCCCATTGTCTCGCTGCCGCCAATCTGAATCTCCTCGACTGTGACAGATTCGTGCTCTTCGCCGAGCGAGACTTGGATAGGTTGCGGCAGTAGGATTCTCAGTACAACATCAGGCGGCATGATAGATGCGAGACTGCGACACCTCCCTTGCGCATCGTATGTTTCCGCGCATTCGCCAACACCCAAGATATGGCCTGTCTGTATGTACCTAATCATGATTCTTCCTCCTATTCTTCAGAGTGTGCTACTATCTCCCGAACCATCTGCGCCAAAGTACCGGCCCTAGCACGAACGCCATGAGACCTGCAATCAGGCCGAGTGTGTTCATACCCGTTCGCCCTTTCCCGTAGTGTCATTGACGCGGCTCACACACTGGCCGGGGTAAGTCACCTTAGCCATCAGGCCGTACCTCTCAGCAAACCACACCTCGCCAGTCACGGTATTCAAGATAACTGCCTCAGTATCCGTTGTTGCTAGCTGGTATCTGCCCACTTCGTTGTCCATGTCCGTCTCCCCTTTGCCCGTTGTGGTTGCCCGTATTAGTGTTCCCGTTCTCTCGCTCTTTCCTCGGCCCTGTCCTGCTCGCCCCAGTCCTCCGTCTCGCCCGCGCGGTGCTTCTCTTGGAGCTTCTCGGACATGCGCTGCTGGTAGGTCTCGTTGGCGCGGATGGCGGCGGCAATGTGTTGCTGGAATGCTACTGATAGTTCTAGCCGCCAATCACACACAAAGTTCTCCATTTCGAACAGTAGGTCAGAGTCGCTGATGTCAAGTTCCTCGCAGAGTTCAACCAAGTCCATCTCGGCCAGCTTCGCCTCCACGTTGTCGGTAGCGTAGTCCAAAGCCCTGTTGCCTGCGTCGTCGTGCGGGTCATTAGTGCCGGTCATTTCGAGGCCTCCCTTTTTGCTGCCGTCAACATTGCGGCCCTCGCCTCCAGCCGTTCTTTTCCGCCGCCTTCTACATAGCGCCGGTAAGCGCGTTCGTCCTCTAATCTCTCGCCACGCTCCGCACCTTCGTTTTCCTTCTTCTTCTTCTCCGCATCCAACCGTTCTTTCCATTGCCGATACCAAGCATCTGCGCACTTGCAGGCCATGTTGAGGGACCGATACCCCTCGTTGCCGCCAAATGCGCGGACCTTATGCCCATTCTCTGATATGGCAATCCATGCGTAGCGACCAATGCCTCGACCTGTCACGAGCAACACCGTATAGTGCTCGAAGCGTCGCCAACAAATCTCCCCGCTGTCGGTAGTAACCTCGTGCCAAGATGTCATGTTCCGCCCTCCCTAAGCGTCTCCAACAGCTTATCAGTCGCTTCCCGCAACTGCTCTGCAGCTTCCGTCGCCTCTGCTATCTTGACAACAAGCCTCGCATCCATTTCCTCGAGGCGCTCAATGTCCTGAGCGTACTTGAGGTTGCCGAGAAACCAGTGCCGCACTCGTTGTTGCCAGGTCATCTCATCCCTCCTCCAATCTAAGCAACTCGTCTATCCGCGCTGCCTTCTCCAGCAGGTCCGGTGCAAGCGCGTCCATCCCGTCCCGCACCTGCCGCAGGATAGTCCCGCTCACCTGCGCCCCTTGCTCCAGCGCGGTCAGTATATCTCCCGTAGTCTGCGCCGCCCTCTCTGCCTGCTGCTGCCATTCTTGCAGGTCGAGTATCACACGGTCGCGCAGGTTCTGCTTGTGTTGCTCGGCCTCCTGTGCGGACATGCCGATGCGTCCGATGATTGTTGGGGTCATGGCGAGGACTCCTCTTCGATTTCGTCTGCCAGCTTCCTGACGAGCCGCGCGCCCCACCCATAAGCACTGCGGGCACTTGATTCGGCTACGGGTGCACAATCCTCCGCGTCGGCAGTTAGATTCCCTTGTATCCCTCGTAGCTTCGCAACTATGTCCTTGGTAGTCATCGTATTTCCTCCCGCGCTGTCGCGCTGCTCAAGTGGTGGCTGCCCATACGTGTAGCAATTCACTGTCCGTCACTTCCTCCGGCGGCGGGCAGTCTACACGCCACTCGCGAATCACTATGCCGGTTGACTTGATAGTATACTCAGAGTAACGCAGGCGGCGGCGCGGCACTTGCCAACGGCGGCGCACCAGCCCGTCGTGCTCTTCGCAGCAAAGGACATACTTGCCTTTGAGGGCCTCAATGTACGCAGTCGTGTATGTCCGGCAACCCATCAGATACCCGTAGCAGAGGCAGACTGGGTCGCCCACGCGAAGCCCTTGCGATTTGTCGGCCCGCTGGCGACTATCCTGAATTGCCTTGCGTTGCGCGTCTGTGTATGCCATGTGATTCTTTCCTTCCCGTTTGATACTACCGCTTGAGGGCAGGAACCCGGCCTGCCCTCCCGCAGGAGTATCACCCTTTCCGTAGTCGCCGCGCCCAGTACAGGCAGGCGGCGGCTCCCAACCGTGCCGCCTTCTGGTCACGTTTCAACTGCTGTTGCCTCGCGATCTCTGTCATTCGCGCCGCCATGTTCACACAGTCTATCACGGTGTATTTCTCCGGCAACTGCCATGTCTTCCATGCTTGTTCCATCTTAGCTTCCTCCCGTCCTGTTGATCCGCCCGCCTCTGCCCTCCCGCAAGAGGGCAGGTGTAGATGGGTCAATGCTCTGCACCCTCCGGTATTGGCTCCAGTCCATACGTCATTCCCTCCAGCACCTCATCCCATAGTTCGTGTATCGGTGCGTCCTCCACTGTCGCACGGGAGCGGTCTATGACATAGAACATACACCCGTTGCTGCCGAACACAAACCCGTCTGGCGCCTCCAACTCTATCTCGCTAATCCAGTTCGCGCTGTAGTCATCGCCTTGGGATATGTGCAGCACCACGTTCATTTCCTCTGCTTGCCGGAGAGCCTTCTGTTTGATGCTTTCCCTTGCCATGCCCTTCCTCCCTACTCGTTCTAACCGCCCGCGCAGGCCTTCCGTGAAAGCCCGCGCCGAGGGTTACTCGGCGGTCAATGCTACACCTCCTCAAATATGGATATGACCATCTGTGGATACTTCGCGGAGGCTTGGTCGGCCACATTGACAGCGCAGGCCTCCTCAGTGAACTTCGTACCGCGCCCGGACTTGACGAGTTCCAACTTGCCATCCGAGTCCACGACCACTTCATCTGCCCCGCCGAGCGGCCACTTCGCTGCGCTTCTGTGAAGCGCCTCTATCCAAATCTTTCCCTTTGCCATGCCATTCTCTCCTTCGCCTGTCTGCCAGGCTTGATGGGTGCGGGTGGGGCGAGGGGCTGGTTAGCTATAGCCGCGAGCTGTCCAGAGGCCCGCTATGTAGAGCTGCAGGCAACGGGTTCGCCGGCCTGAGTTATTCGGGAACCGTGACGCCAGTGCTTGCTTGCAATCCTCTATCAGACTGTTGTAGTGCTCATCGCCGGATAGTTCGGCCAGTCTCTGCTTGAGTAGGTTTGTCTTCGTGTTTGCCATGTTATTCGCCTCCAGTGTGTTGTTCATTGTGCCTGTATTCTACCAAATGGTTTAGCCTAAGTCAAGGGTCTAAGCTCAAGATTAGCTCAAGATTGATGGGTGCTCGAATTGGACAAACAGTTGGCATTTCTTTACGTGTGCCCGCATTGTCTGACGGCCAGAATCCAGGCACGAAAAAACACCCGCCGGAAGCGTCTCCAGCGGGCGTAAGTTACTCAGTCGGCGAGGTGGAGCGGTTGTCTTAGAAGGTCACGTTGATGATATACAGGCGGCCCTTGATGCAATCGTATCGGAATGACCAGTACGCACAGAAGCCTCCGCCTTTCACAAGCGGCGTCAACTCACCGAGCTTGTCATACCTTCCCGATACTCCGAGGGCCAGAGAATTCTCATCGGACAGATAGAGCAGGTCAACCCAACCAGACAGGTCGCCCTTCTCAGCTACTTTGTACGAGGCCATTCCGTTGATGGGAATGGTACCCGTGCTTGTCACGATGCTGAATGACAGAGCATCTCCAGCAAACGCGGTGCAGGTCAATGCCAGCAACGCGACTGCGATCATCAGTGGTCTCATGTTTCACCTCCAGTCAGTCAGCCCAGTCAGGCCGTTCTATGTAGAGCTTCTTTTGGTCGGCGATGTGGTCACCGCCGCGTACCATCCGCAGTGCGGCCACGACCTCGCCGTTGCTATGCTCGATGAGTTTCACGAGCGTAGTCTGCTCCCCTCCGAGCCGCGTTGCAAGTTCGCTCCGTACCCAACCCATTGACACCTTGCTACCGGGGCAGGTCTTGTTCGCCACATCCCTATGGGCAAAGCAGTTCTCTGCTGGTATCTCCCATATCTTGTGAACCATTGCCAGCACGTCAAGAGAAGTCGCCATTGCGCGGGAGGTCTCCGGGTCTTCCGTGTCGAAATCGCCGATGGTCTCTATGCCGAAGCCATAATGATTCGGCCACGCGCGGTCAAAGTTGCAGAGGTTGTAGAGCCGCCGTGACCGCTGCTTGACATCATTCCACGAGCGCGACACATGAGCATGGCACCAATTGCCTGCGCGGAGGTTGCGCCCGTTGTACACATTCCCGTCTGGCGCGGTGTAGGCATTGGCAGCGATGTCAGACCAACCCAGGCCCAGGTGATACCGGCGGATGTTCTCAATGGTACTCAGCCCGCGATACTGACTGGCGTTCGGCGACCAAGTGTGGTGCAGGAACGTAGCCCTCGGAGCGCGGTACGTCTGCTGGCCCTTCAGGTATAGCTCGAAGTCCTCAAGCGTGTGCGCCCGGATAGTGACCATTGGCTAGGCCCCTTCGCCTTGGTCGCCGTCATCCCACTCAGTAATCATCTTGATATGCTCTGCTGCCTTGCGTGGTGCCCGCACTACATCGCGGACAATCTTGGGGGCGTACACTGCGACCATGGCGATTGCCGCGACGGCTACCCACTCCGGCAGGATACCCAACACGCCACAGCTAGTTGCAGTCACTGTAAGCAAGCCCGCGATAGTCGCAGCCCACTCACCCGCAAGCGCAGGCACAACATGCTTGAACAAGTCAACCAGTGCCGCGCTCGCCGGTGCGAATATGGCGATGAGAATCGCGGCCTCCTGTGCTATCGTTGCGTAGTCCATTATTGGTCCCTCCTTGTATTTGATTCGATGCGCCTCAGACTGCGCCGTATCTCGTCGAACTGCGCGTCTATTTCGCCCCTCGACATGAAGGCTTCGTCAAGGACAGTCTTGCTCCAGTGGATATTGTTATCGGCTACATGGCTTGTGAGTATCTGGCCTTGTGCGGCGGCGTAGGACACCCAACCGACTAGCGCGGTCGCGAGTAGTATCGCAACGCCGAGTGTCACCGTGTACCGCTTGCTGATATTGTAACCACCGTTGCCATCGCGCCTCATGCTCGATTCTCCCTGTGCGATTCTGCGTTTCTTCACTTAGTGGTAAACCCCGGCGCAGTCACCGACGGAGGGCAGGCCGTCGGCGACATGCGCTAGGGGCAAAAGGCGGGGAGGGGCATCCCCGCCCAAACTGCGGTGAATGCCTCAGTCGAACACATTGATGTCATAGGTGCAACCGTCGCGCTCCACATCGCCCGCCGCTGTGGTATAGGTCACAAGTATCTTTACCCGCTTCACACCTGGCCGCGTTGTAACCCCGCTGGCCGCAGTGATACCATAGCTGGCAACGCCACTGCTGATAGCCATAGCCACTGGCCCGACGATTGCGTAGCCGGGCAACCGGAATGTATCACCGGCTGCGGGCGTCACTGGCAACGGAATCCCCGTAGTCGCAAGGGTGAAGGTTCCGTCGCTGACAAAGCTAGTGACCATCCACGCCCCGTCCTTGAGCGCAGTACCGGAAGTGAACTGAAGCATCATGTACTTCCAGAGGTCATTAGCCTGGTCGAAATCGCTATCAACTACCGTCGTGCTCGTGGCGCTATCAACGGTGCCAGTGACTTCCTCGTCAGCGTCATATATCCAAATCTCAGCGGAGGTTATATTGAGCTTCGCTTCACCCGCCAGTGATAGGTCGGTACTACTGCGTATCCTCTGCATCAGTTGCAGGCGGATAGTCTTGTCGCCATTGACGGGTATGTGGAGCGCGAACTTTGAGCCTTGGTCGGCCATTAGTTATCACTCACATCGGCAGGCTGGATTGTACCTCTTGCGTTTGCGGCGCGGACAAGTTCCCAAATCTCAGCAAACAGAACTGCGTCGTGGCCATCGGCGGCGCAGATAATACCTCGCAGGTCGGCGGGGGAAATTGCGTCACGGACATCGCCGATACTGATAGCGCTGCGGGCATCGGCGACGAGGATTATATTGCAGGCGTCGCCTATGCGGATGACATGCCGAATGTCTGCGGATAGGACTGCGTCTCGTGCATCGCGGGCGCTGAGAACATCCCACGCCTCGGCGGGGAGCACTGCGTCGCGAGCGTCACGAATAGCAGCTTCAGAGATGAGTTCGGTAACTGAGGGTAGCGTCACTACGATGTTCGTGACGCCGGCCTGGATATAGGCACCCGTGATAACTGCTACCGCTGGCAACGAGGCTACAACATCTAGGACCGCAGCCGCGACCGTTGCCCCGCCAGTACCAGCGGCGGTCGGAGCGCTTGCGGTGATAGTTGAGGTGGCTGCTGCAATCGCTGCCCCGCCTGCTATACTAGCCAACTGCGCGGACGCTATAAGCTCGGCTACACTGGCGGATATAATCGCCCCGGTAATCACGCCGGCTGTCGGCGCGGAGGCCGTCAGACTACTGGCCGCCGCAGCGATAGTGGCTCCGCCGGTAGCAGTGACGGTCGGTGCAGAACTGAGCAGGTCAGCAACTGATGCTGGAACGATAGCCCCGGTTGTTATACCCGGCGCGGGCACAGAACTGAGCAAGTCAGTTACCGATGCGGCGACAATGGCTCCAGTCGTCAAGCTGGGTATTGGCGCGGAACTGAGTAGGTCGGTTACTGACGCAGCAATGACAGCGCCGGTCGTCAAGCTGGGTGTCAGCACAGAACTCAACAGGTCAGTTACCGACGCCGCGATGATAGCTCCGGTCGTCAGGCTAGGCGCGGGCACAGAACTGAGCAGCTCGGCGACCGATACTGGAATAGTAGCCCCGCCGGTTGCAGTAACCGTCGGCACCGAACTCAACAGGTCGGCTACTGATACGGCGACAATAGCTCCACCAATTGCGGTAGCTGTTGGCATAGAACTAAGCAAGTCGGTCACTGATGCGGCGACCGTAGCCCCACCTGTCGCAACAGCAGTCGGCGCGGACGCAAGCAGGTCGGCAACCGATACAGATACAACAGCCCCGCCAGTCGCAATAGCACTTGGTGCGGATGCTGTCAACTCAGCTGCCGACGCATCAATCTCCACGTTGCCTACCGCAGGCCCGGCATTGAATTGCGCGCCATTGAATCCCGCGTCATTGAACATGAATCACCCTGCCTGTTGCCTAGTCGCCCGCAAGGGTTAGTGGCGGAATCTCGTCCCCGTCACCCGCCGACAGGAGCTTCTCTTGCAGGCTGACAATAATCCCCGCAAGCTGCGTCGGCACAGAAATCTGCGGCGACCTCATCATGCCGAGTAGCACGGCGCGTTCGTCAATGGTCAGCTCTATTAGGTACGTTTGTTCATTCATCATCTGGTATCCGCCCTCTCCTGTAGTCTGCTTGGTATCGAAATGAATGGTTTCATCTGTGCCCCTCCTAAGACTGCTTCACCAAGCCGAGATTCTGCAAGGCTGTTATCACGTTGTCCACTGTCGCGCCGACGCCCGTTGCAAGGACTGCCTGCGCGATTGGCGCAGTGCCGTAGAAGCCAACGTTGCTCCCGTCGTGGTCAAAGTCTCCGTCAACCTCCAGGCCGGTGCCATGAACGACTACCGTACCCGTTCCCGCGCATATCAGCCGGAGGTCCGCGTCGGTCACTTCGTTTGCAATGGTGAAGGTCGCCGCTGCTCCCGACGGATGGCCGAGGTAGGCGCTGCGAGCGTTCCCCAATCCAAGGCGGTAGAAGCCCATGTATGTGAGTGAAGTTCCCGCAAGGCGGAGGCTCTGCCCGTTGTGCGTTACCGTCGTCTGGCCGCCAATGGTAGTGGTACTGCCAACATCGACAGTAGCACCTACTGCAAAACTGTCATCGGTCTTGAGCGCGTTAGCCGCGCTGCGATAGAGGTTAGTATCCTCAGCGGCTCCGAAGTAAAGCGTTCCGCCGAGAACATTCTTGGCGGTCCCATTCTGATAGAAGCCGTAGTCAACGCCGGTCTGTTCCCACAGGTACATCATGTACGTAGTACCGCCGACGGTGCCATCGAAGTCTCCACGAATCATGGCGGCAAAGGCATCGCCGGTTATCTCGTTAGCTGCTTCTTGGTCAATCTCGGCGAGGAGGCCGCGCACATCGCCCCAGACCTTGCCGCCGTCGAGGTCAGCAAAAGCGCGAGCGCCATAGACATAAGCATCGGCAATAGCGTCGCCAACATTGCCATCGGTGAGGATGGCGCGAGAGAAAGTGCCGTAGAGGTTGCCTATCGTGCCTGCGGCTTGCTCCATCCGCATATAATGATAGGCACCAGAGTACTCATGGGCAGTAGTTGAAGCACCAGCAGTCTTGCGATTCTGTGAGTACATACCTATGTAGTTAGCAGCGGAATCAATGTTCCAGTTGGATAGGTAAATTGGCGATAATCCTGGCGTCGGCACCGGTGGAATCCCCACGCTGACACCAGCAAAGCGCGGCGTCCCCGTCGTCGTCACGTCCTGCCCGATGTAGCTATGGTCAGTCCCCGTGCTCAAGTCCGCGAGGTCACCATGACTCACCGCCGCGCCGTCCCTATCGGGATGGTGGTCATGTAGGGTAATCACACCAGTAATCTGTTCGAGCAACTCGGCTACTACATGCAATCGGACAGCGTCGCCATCAGCGTGCCCGACATCGCCAACCCCGTCCTGATTTCGCGTCACGGTAAGGACGTTGCCGGAGATAGCAATTACCCGCATAACCTCCATGCCTTCGCCGCTACCGCCGCCATCATCATCGCCAGGGTCATAATAGGTTTCCCTGTCCCAAACCGTTATCAGGAACGGCATGGTCGTGGGAAACTCCGAGGCGTCATTGAGAGTGATAGTCGAGTCGCCCGCCGACACCGCACCATCCAGCGTATCCTTGGCATTGTTCTCGACTCTGTACCAAGCAGTCGGTATATTGATGGTCGGGCCTGCTGCTATAGCACTCGTTAGACTAATAGCTGTTGCTGTTACTTCTACATCAGCCATGGGATAGCTCCCTACCCGAGATTGATAATGCCTTCGCTATCCCAAGTGATTTTGAAATCCCCACCCGAGGCAGTCTTATCCGCTGCGAAATCAATCGCCGCAATCAACAGCGAGGTTGCCGCTGCACCGGATGACTGGTAGATGATAGCTTGGCGGGCAACGATGGTGGCGGTGCTCCACGTTACATCATCAGCGTCAAACACGCCTTCATCATCAGTGTTATCCTGCGTCACTAGTTGGTTTGCTAGCGAGGTACCCCCAGCCGAATACCCAGTTCCCGAAACCTCGTTAGAGATGTCGGCGAAGTCCTCGTGGGCATCAATATCGGCGGTATAGCTGGAGGTGACAAGCGCAATCTTGATGGTGTCGCCTCCGTTACTAAGGTCGTATTCGCCCCCTAGTAAGCCCAGCTTGAAACGGTTGAACACTACATTAGCCATTGCTCTGCTCCTTAGTGGGCGAGTGTGCCGTATACGATAACGCCGAGGTTTTGTGCGCCGGTGCCAACTTGGTCAACGTCTATCCGCAGTACCTCGCCAGCGTTGAGCCTCCGGGTACCATCGGGGACGCCTGAGGATTCGACTGTGTAATTGGCTGTGGTGCTACCCACTGAAGGCCGCAGGTTTGTGGTCGTGAATATAGTCGTCGGCGTGCTCCCGCTGCTGCCCGCGTGGACATCAACGATGGTGGTGGAAGCACTACCATTATCAGACATGACAATCTTGACCAGATTTATCCAGCAGTCGTAGGGAATGGGTACGGCCATCTTGATGCCGGTCGTCACCGTGTCGGTGCAGAACCAGGAGGAAACCAGCACCCGCTCTATCCCGTACTGGCGCAGGTCAACGAGGCTGCTCAGGGTAGTCGCGCCATCCCAAGTGACCAAGCAGAATATCAGGTCGCCAGCGGTGCCGGTGGTTGGTGCGCTAGTGGACTTGGCTAATGCCGGGACGCTGGCATCCCAATAAACGTAGTAGTCATCCGCAGCATCCGAACCGGAGAATGTGATACTCTCCGCGCCGAGGTAGCGCCTGCCGCTTGCATACCCCCTGCCGGAAGCAATGTCAATATCGGCGCTGTCAATACTGGCAGCGAGGCCGCTGATGATACCCGCCTGCGCCCATTCGTCAAGCCGCTCCTCAAACTCAAGCTGGAGGCCGTCGCCAGCGTTGTTGAATATGCTGGGCACTACGGTATCGGTACTGGCGATGCTGTACTTGTCGTCGTAATTGTCTTTTGCCATTCGTTACTCCTCCGCAAAGTCTATGTCGCGGTTGAAGAAACTGCGCCCGTCGAAGAACCCTGTGTCTGGCTGCGATTCAGTTGCGAATACGTTCATGTCCTCAAAGGCGTTGATACCGTCAAACAAAATCCAGCCGTAGGGAGCGAATGTAGTGAGGCCGTCGAATGTGACCGAGGCATTGAAGGTAGCGTTACCCGTCGAGCCATACCCTGGCCGCGCCGCCGCAAGCCTGCCCATAGCCTCCGCCGCACCCACAGTCAGGGCGCGGGGCTGTGCGAACCGGCCTATGACATCCTTGGCTCGTGGCACTAGTGCTGCTCCCTATGCCGAACTTGTAGTAAGGGGGAAGTAGAGTTCTGCCGTGAATGTCTGCCGCGCCGAGAAGCGGTCGGGCATATCCCCCTCCTCTTCGACTATCCGGTAAATCGCATCAGTCGTTATGTTCATCTTGCTAACCTGCACCTGCACGAACTTGTTGGGGCCGAGGCTCGTATCAGGTGTCATGCTCCACTTGATACGGCTCGGCATTTCGCCCAGTTCATTCCAACGCCGCCATCCCGCCTCAAGTCCCGTTGCCATATCCGTCTCTCGTATAACCTCCCACAGGTCGCAGCCGATGAAGTTGCTGCTGCTTGAGGTCAGGTGCGAAGGTTGGTCAGCCCACAATACCGACTGCTCCCTGCCGCCAGTCGCAACAATCAGCAGCAGGTAGTTACGGAACTCTTCGCGAGAGGAAGTGTGTTCCACCATCCACGCGAAGTCGGCGGCGGTAGCGGTATCATCGTCAAGTAGCCAGTCCCGCGTGCCGCTGTAGCTTGGCCGCACTCGCAGGAAATACTGGCTAGTCTCCGCATCCCAACCCCACTCGCGGCCCATACTACCCACTACTTGGTCGAGCGCATCGGGCACGGTAGCAGTCGGGTCATAGGCATGGGCGTGTTCGTCCTGCGGCAGGCCTATCGGTATCACCGGATCGTCAACTGTATCCACCATCGCCAGGATGTCCGTCAGGCGTGCGGCTGGTTCGCCCGCATTGTAGAGTGTGGCATGTACCCAAGTAGCAAGTTGGTCGCCGCCCGCCGCTGTAACCCACGCCATATACTTCTTGCTCAACCGCGCGTCAATCGGGTCTTGTACTGGCAGAGTGATATATGCCGCCGTACCTACCTCACGTTCGCCCTCCCGCAACCTTCCGAGGTCACCGACATGCCCTTGGAATTTCTGCGCCTTAGCGTCACCGTGCTTGCCGATACTGACGGTGACTAGCTCCTGCCCTTGCCAGGTGCGACTGCCAGCAGTGTCGCGGACGGAGATTGTTGCGCTCTGCCCGCGCCCGCTAGCGTTGAGGGAATAGCTGAGAGACTGGACATCTTGGTCGCCCGTGAGCGAGACCGGGCTGCTGTTGGCCGCCTGCCGATGGGCATTGATTGCCATAGTCGCGACGTAGCAGACGGGGCAGGAATTCTTCGCGGCGGTATGACCGTAAGTGAAGGTGGTCTTGGCGGCTATCTCAATACTGCCCACTAATCCGCAGGCTTCCGTGCAAGTGTTGTACCCAGTAATACAAGCCTGTATAGCATCGGGGTCATCGCCAGCGTCTGTAACGCAGGTCTCATAAGCTGCGAGGCAGGCATTGAGGCAATCACGGTCGAGTTCCCCTACGCTTCCGGTCTCGGCGGTAGTGCGAACATACCAGTAATCATTCGGCTCCCAACTATGATTGTGCCAACTACGGTCTTCGGCGGCCACGTTGTACAATTGGTCATTGAGCAGCAACCACGGGCGGCCAGTGACGGAGGACGAGCTTGGGTATTCTATCTCTGCGGCATACACTTTGCACGGAACGCCGACAACTGAGATGACTAGCCGGCCCGCTGGAATTGGCCAGGGGGTACTAGGCCGAATCACCCACGCATTGTCAACGCCGAGCCGCCTGATAACCCACGCGCCGTCCAATAGCTCAAACCAGAATTCGTCAACCAACTCCTCGTTGGCCGTCTTGTACTGCGAGCTTCCTGCACCTTGCCAGGTTGATAGTACCTCGGAGTAGCCCGTCGTGCGATTGGTGGCGAGCATAAACGGGTACTTGTATGTCTGGTCAGCTATCGGGACGAACCACTCGTACATGTGACCTTCAGTCAGATAGGACACTAAGATATACGACGAGGAGGCGGTGTCGTCGTCTCGCTTTGGCGGCGCTGCCCTCGCTGTAACGATACCGAAATTCGGTTGCACTAACCAGTTCGTACTAATGATACCGACTGCGAGCGGGTCGGCGTTATACATATCCGCAAATTGCGGGCGTTTGTCCAGGATAGCTACGCGCGTGCGCCGCCAGTTGCCATAATCTCTCCACCAGCCGCGCCCCTCGCCCTCGCTTCCTGTTGCCCACGTCATGTCCCCCTGCGGCAACCAACCGGCAGGCTTGACACCACGGATAGCCTCGATGTATTCCGTGCCGTCGTGGCGGGCCTCCGCTTCCTCGTTACCCCCATAAACACCGGGGCGCTTGTGGACTTTGTGATACCAGTCCTTATGTAGGCCGAAGAGGTCAATAGCGCCTTCAGCGTCCGGGTTGTCTATGACTATTTCGGCTTCGTAAAAGGGCAAAGCAATCTCCTCAGTCAATCACGTCTGCAACTGCCCACGTCTCTCCGCCGTCGTCGCTGACCATTGGCCTGACCTTGTTGTCTAACGCCACCACTACTAGCACACGCCCATCGGGTATGGGTACAACGCCAGGCTGCTGCGCGTCGGCGGCAGCAATCTCTTTGACTGTACCCCCTCCGCCGAATTCACATAGCGTCTTTCCCCCATCATCGCTGCGCTGATACCACATCTTAGCCTCGCTATAGCCCGCGATATGTATGACTCCGCTACGGTCGGCTTTCGCATTCACTAAGGTCAACCCGTCGCCCAGCAATGCAACCGCCTCCCATGTCTCGCCCTGATTGATACTGATAAATGCGGCGGTCTTAGCCCTGCCCCGGTCATGTCCTGTGACTACAATCCTGTCATCGGGCAAGCGCGTCACACTAGGATTATCCCACGGGCCGGTTGTAGCGCCATCCATGACGAGCCGCTTATGTACGCTACCCGCCTCGGGTTCTATCGCTCCGTAACGCCAGCCCTCCAACCCGTCGTCAACCTGCGCGTAATAGATGCTTCCGGCATCCATCCATGCCAGGTGGGTGATACCGTCTATGCGCCCGATGTCAATGTCCGGCTGGCCGAAGAGCGAAAGAAACTGACAGGCCCAGGGGGTCTGCGCGAGTCTTGTAATCGGCGTCGGCGCGTCAATGAAGGCGGGGGTATCCCCCACCACCCGGAAGCTGTTCGGGTCTTCGCTGAGGCTGCTCGTGATATTGGTCACGTCGGCGATGAAGTCGCAGGCGGCAGGCGTGGTCACACCCTCGGCGTCGGCGGCAACAACCTTCGCGCTTGTAGTCATCTGCTTAGGCAAGTCAAGGCCTGCTGGCAGTGGTATCAAGAAATCGCGGGCGTACCCATCGGCCATTGTGCAGGTGATTGTGTAGGTAGCATCGGCAACGATGGTTGCCGGTATTACCTTGGGTTGGACATAGACGGTATTGACTAACTCATTGGTGGCGGCAATGGCAGCGTTATCAGCCCCGTCGGTGAAGGCGTTGCCACTCCACGTTGCCAGTGTCGGGTGTTGAACAACCCAACGCCCGCCAGAAATATAAGCGTCGGTTTCGAGGTAGTCAACGGGCCGCAGCCACTTGTCGAGTAGCCGGTCGCTAAGGTTGTTGGGGCGATAGCGAAGGGCGCGAACATCATAGTCGTCACTCGCTACGGAACTGCCCACACTTGGGAGTCTTACCCAACTTCGTGCATCCCTCCAGCACAACGTCTGCATACAGTAGCCGTACAGGTAACCGGAAGCAGACGGCCAACGCCAGACAGGACCGTGGCAATAAGGGCAGGTGTTGCCCGTGATACAGCCTACGTGTACATTGTCATCCCCGCCGTCACCCGACAGCACCCGCACCTCGTGCCGCCGCCAGTCACCCCATTCCAATCCATAGCGGTCAGCCTCCGTGAGGTTCCCGGAATGTATGCGCGTGAAGTGCCCGTCAACGATATTGCCGGATAACTTGCCGCCGACGAGTTTTGGCGATATTCGGGAGGAGCCGATTTGTTGATCGTACAGTGGTGTGGCTGGGTCTTGGTACAGACCGTTGGGATCACCAGTGCGGCTGGACGTATTTGGCGCGACATTGAGGACACTTTCGTCATGCGCTTCTAGGTCCCAGATATAATCGCCATCTGCGCTCCACTGCCACGTATAGTCACCCGTAGGTAACCCTGTTCCAGGATCGATTTCTTCTATCTGTTCCGGCGCAGGCCTCACACGGACAGGTTCCGACCTTACTCCGCGTGGGATACTCTCGAAGCCGACACTAGGCTGCCGCCCGTTTCTTTCTACCAATAAGTACGGTGGGCGCATCGTTTGCCAGTAGAGGTCGCGGTGGGCAGTGTCATCCCTGAACCAGACGTAGCCGCCCGCCTCCTCGGGGTCTATGAGTATGCAACGACCTCTAGCAGTGACTTCGTAACATATGCGGTCTGGAGGGTCGGCATCGCGCCGTACATAGAATCCAGTATCATTTAGTACAACAACGCAAGGCCAAGTGCCCCCAGATGCCGTCATGTCCGCCTCTGTCCAAGCAATCTGCGAACCGCTACCGATATACCCCACGGGTGCTTCGCTATAGAGGTCTGCACTAACTGGATCGCCCGCCTCATCATAGGCGTATAGCCAATATGTATCTGCTGGCGGCGCAGCTAGTGCAGGCAGCGCCACCTCTGTCGTTGCACCCGCAATGACCGTACAGGTTGTACGAGCTGCGATTTGCGTCCAGTGTAAGTCGCCCTCGATGCGTTCCACGCAGATGTATTTACCAGGTACAAGTCCCGTGATTGTACCGTTGCCCGCGCCATCGAGTTTGACTCTAGTGGTAGGGGCAGGAGTACCAGCAACGTCCTCATGCCACGCATGTGCGACAACACCAGGCGGGTCCCCGCTGGGTGTCCCCGTGAAGGCGATGGTGCCGCCCTCAACATTCAGGGTGACATCCTCGCCCTCAAGCACCCGCACCCGCTCGCCGCGATGGTAGCACCACACGGTAGCTGCGTATTCATCCGGCTTATCCGCATGGTCATCGCGCAGGTCATTCTCTCGTTGGAAAAGTGCGCCGTGTCCGTTCGGAAAGTATATGTCGTGCAGCCCGGTGCCATTAGCGCGATTCTGCATAACTCTGCCGGCGGCATTGGTCATCCACTCGCCCGTCGTGCCGCTACCCGTGTCCACGAATATGTCTGCGCCGTATTGGTGCTCCACTATCCCGTCGGCCACAGTCTGGCGCTCTACGGTGAATGTGACATACTCGTATGCCTGCACTACGCCATCGTGTTCAATGGTGATGTTCGGGCATTTCCAACCCATCACCAACGTCTCGCTGATGGGCTTAGTGCTCCCCGGCGAAGGCGCAATTCGCAGGCCGAGTGCAGGATGATAGACGCCGACTGCGTACTTGTCGGGTTCGTCAATGCCCTGCAGGACGAAGGCGCAGAAGTTGGCATCAGAGACAAACTGGAGGGCCTTATCCGGCCCGCGCTTCACTACCAGCGTTATGCCAGTCTCGGCGAAACCTACTCTACCCCAGGCGTCGGTAGTGTGGGTCGCTTCGATGAGTCGGAACTGCTTGCCGGCTAGCGTCACCGTGTCAAGGTTCGCGCAGGCACTCAGGCCTGAGGCCGCGCCCGGGGAGACAGTGAGTGCCCATGCCTCTATGCCGCCATAGCCGCTTGCGTTGTATTTGGTGGCGTTATAGGACACGCTATCCCTCGGCTGCTTTGCGGACGAAGCCGCTATAGTCTGGTGCTAGCTCCCATGCGCCGCCGTCGGCAGTTAGTCCATGCTCATCCGACAGATAGCCAGCGAAATTGTCTACGTCTCGTTGCGCCGCGCTCAATGCCTGAATCAGCGCGGTCAACCGTCGCACCTGCGCATCCGTGAACTGTTTGTTGCCACTCTTCTTAGTCATGCCATTTGCCCCTTAGCTGTCAGTGACTGTCTTCTCTACGCCGCCCCTGTATAGATGGACACCATCCGCCTCCATCCATATCATACCGTTGGCGAGGCTCGCGGGTGCGCCTGCCAAGTAAGGAACTGTCACCACACCGTCGCCGCGAATCTCCATGCCCGTCGCCTGCGAAGCGTACAGCTTGAAAAAGTCTTCGACTGGCATTGTCGGCGGGTCGCCTACGCGGGTGCGGACAACCTTGATGTAGTAAGCGTTGGTGAGGTCGGTTGCATCCGGCACCGAGCTATCCGACTTTGCCCAGCCGGTTAGCTCTGTGGTATTCCAGTCTGCCAGGCCAGACATTGTACCATTCTGCGTACTATCATCGGGGAAGAATTCCACCCACACGCCATTCGCCTGCGAGTAGTACCATTCTAGGGCAAGGCTCTTACTGGAGCCGGTTGCCAGGATTATCTCGATGACCTCGAATGTAGCGTCATCACCGATGAGAATGTATTCGTTTGCCGCGTCCCAAATCTGGAGGTCATTGCCTGCTTCGAGGAAGGCGTTGCCATCGCCGGCAGCACCGTTGACCCTATCGGTCGTATTCTCATATCCATAGTCAGGGTCTGCTGCAGCGGCACCTGATACGTGCAGCGCTATGTCGAAACCGGTGCCGACATGCAGGGCCTGCTTTTCCAGATTGGACTGCACCTCAGTTGTCTCAAGAAATATGAGCGCGAGATTGCCAGCGGTGGCGCCCGACTCATCAACACTTATCTGCAATACCTGATTATGGTCGGCGGCCTGCAAAGCCCCCGTCTCGTAGAATATCTGGATAGCGTCGACGTTACCGTGGCCAGCCGCATCTACGTGGAGATGAAATGCGTCTGAATGGTCGGCAGCGATTAGCGCATCCAGTTCAAGCATGGCATGTTCTGTGAAGCCGCCGCCGCTATTGGCTACATGAAACGCGCCAGTTGTGCCAACGTGAACCTCCGTGGAGAATCCGTCACCGACAATGAATTGTGGCGCGGGGTAAATGCTGTAGTCAACATTCGTCAGGTCGGCATCCCAACTGTGCGTATGGAGCGTCACATTGTCCGCGTCTATGTATTCTTCTATCTCAGCCATAGCACCGCATTTGGCACCACTCGTTATTACTATCCAATTACCGTTGGTCGCATCGGTAGAGGTAAACGGACTGTTTGTGGTATCCGTGAAAAGCTGCTCAGCCGACCCGCCGGTATAGTCATAGTTGCCCTTGTTATCCGTGATTGTATGCTCTGCCGTGAAGCCGCCGTAGTCCCAACCTGCAAAGCTGTCGCCCCATTCATTCGCAGAGGCCTTGACCCCCGCGTCGGTTTGTAGCGTGCCCTCTGCGGTTATCCAAGTCATGTTCGCATCGGAATTGTCCGTCCAGACCTGCAGGTTGGCAGTCTGCGAGGCGGCTGCCTTCACCGTCAAGCCCACGTTGCCCGCGCTGTCAATGACAATCTTTATCGGGTCAGCCGCCGAGAGTGCGCCACCATCACCCGCTACATGCGCATGGGTATTGATGGCGGCTTCCCACTCATCAGACTGCGCCTTGGTAAGCAACAACGCAACCGCGTCGCCCGTATCATGTGTGACCGCGCTCGTGCTTTCTTGCGCCCGTGTCACCGTCAGCGTAGTGCCCGCCGCGCTAGTGACTTTGACAATCTCCGCGTTGCTATCATCGCCGGGGTCTGTGTAGGTGGAATCGTCCCAAATGGTGAGGTGATAATCGAAGGTAGCTGGAAGTGTGGCGACGCTAGTAACAACGATAGTACCGTCGCCCGAGGCTACATCTGTCGCGATGGTGGTGCTTGCGTTATTGGCCTTTTTGAGGAAAGTTGCCATAGGTGTTTACCCGACTACGAGATTCTGCTACCGAATGATAATGCTCGGCACTACACTGCTGCCCAGCGCCATTGCCCCATCCGCTTGTCAAATTCCATCCCGACAGCGTGCGCGAGCTTGTCGGGGTCAGGGACATCGCCCTCAATGTTGATGTTGATGTTCATGTTGGGGGGAGGGATTGGAGCGATTCTTGTATCGCGTGCGTCACCGCCAGGCATACCGCGTGCGTCACCTGCATCAGTGCCGATGGGTCTCACGGGCATCGGGGGACGCATATCGCCCGCCGCTGGGGGCGCTATTGCTGGCGGTGCAAACGCTGTCTCTGCTGCCATTCTCTCCGCCGCCGCCTTCATCTCCGCTGCCTTCTTGTCCGCCGCCCTCATCGCCGCCAACTTCGCCCACCTCTGCGCCGCCGCCGCCTCCCGCGCCTCCCTCGCTGATAGCACCTCTGCCGCAGATGGTCCAATGCCTGTCTGCGCGGGAGCCTGACCGCCAGGTGTTATCGGTACCGTTATTCCACCACCAAGAGCCGCTTCAGCCGCAGCACGAGCATCTTTCGCGCCCTTGCTTATGGCATCTCCAAACTTGCTCCCCCAACTCTCGCCAGCATCCTTCCCTGCATCACCCGCCATCGCCGGAATATCAACGCCGAGTACATCAGCTACTGCCTGACGCATCTTGTTCGTAGCCTTGATGGTTTCTGGGTCTTCCCAAGCCTTCTTCCATTTCTCGGGCAGTTTATCCATCGCATCGCCGGCAGCATTTACCGCGCCCTCTATGCCCGTCCCCATGCCTTCATAGGTAGCCGTTTGGAGGGCTTCACCCGTACGCCTAAGGCCCTCCATCGCGGCGACTGTACCCACGCTCGCCGCAACCAACTGGGCTGCAATTCCCTGTGCTCCTGGAACCAAGAAGGCAAGCCCCACCATCAACGCCGTCATAACCGCTAGGGGCTTGAGCATCGAGGACAGGAATAGCCCAGCGAACTTGACTACCATCAAGCCTAGCGCGCGGAAGACCTCAAAGCTCGTTCTTCCTAACGCATCCCACACACTGGAAGCAGCAGTGTCCCCTACAGCCATCTCAATAGTCTTGAACACGCGAACGATAAACCCAACCGCTTCTACGTGCGCCATCGCGATAGCCTCCCAAACCTTCGCGATGCTGCCGCCGGACTCGGCGTACTCACCTACCAAATAGCGGATACCTGCAACGATGCCGCCGACTCCCGCCGCGACGCCAATCACAGCCCGCTTGAGGCCATCGGTTATAGCAGTGACGAATTCCTGCAAGCGGCCCGACTCTGAAGTCGCGTCAAAGAAGTTGCTGATAGCGTCGGTGGCGTTGGTGAAGGCGCCAGCCAAAGCCTCGCCGACCATCAGCTTTAGTTCGCCAAACCTTGCCTTGAGTCTATCCCAGGCGCGCCCGACAGTACCAGCCATCTTTGCGTATGCCTCGGCAGCCGCGCCCGCCTTGTCGTTCATCAACTCAAGTGTCTCAGCGAACTTCTTGCCCCCCGCGCCAGTCAACGCCAGCCCAGCCCGCGCCGCCATGCTGCTACCAAGCAACTTGCCCATCTTTTCAACACTGCCGCCAGTGGCTCGGTCAAGGTCCGCCATAACGCCAATGAGACCCTTGGTGCGCAAGGCGGTTTCGCTCAACTCGACACCGAGGCTCTTTGCGTACTTTTGTATTTCCTCAGTCGGCTGCGTTATCGAAATCAGGGCTTGGTTGAGGCCGCGTGCCGCCATCTGCGTACTCATGCCCTGTGTCGTCATCGCTGCAAGCGCGGCGTTGACTTCGTCAATACTCAAGCCTGCTGTGGCTGCCGTACCCGCAATATACGCATACGCGCCAGCTAATTCACCAAATGTGGTCTTACCCGCCTTGACTGCCGTGAACATTGAGTCAGCGAGTTCGGTAACATCCGACGCGCTCTTGCCCCAGGCATTCATCAGTGTAGTCAGGCCGTCAACAGCGGTCGCGGTATCAGTGACGCCGCCAACTGCGCTCCTGGCCGCGACACCAAGGAAGGCTACAGCATCGCCAGCAGCAACACCGGCGGAGATGGTCTGGTAGAGGCCCTTAGTCAAGTCCACGGCGGCCTCACCAGTTTGCAGCGCCAAGTCCCGGACACCTCGGCCCAGGTTGGCCATGCTCACCCAAGCCGTATCAACCAGTGTGCTGACCTCGCCCAAGGCCTTGGCGAACCCCATGTACGCAGCTATCGCCTGCTGGGTAGCCGCGACCACTAGGGCCGTCGTAACCATTGCCAACTGCCGGAGGCGGTTGATTAGCTGGCGGACGAAGTTGATTACGCTCCTGAGTATTCGCGTGCCGAAATTCCACAAGACCCTGCCGGCCCGCATAACAGCCGACGTAAGGGGCCTCAAGGCTTGCCCGGCGGCACTGTAGGCAGTTCCCAACCCCTTCGTCCAAGCCGCCTGCCTTGCGACAGCGGCCTGCATTATCGCCTTTTCCTTCGCGGCGGCGGCCTGTACTATAGCCCTTCGCTTCGCAGCGACGGCGGCTGCTGAGGCTGCTGCTGCCTTTTCCGCCTGCATGACTTTATGCAAGCCTGCAACGACGCTGGTTATAGCCTTTGAGGTGTCGTCCTTGGCGCTGATTACGACACCGAGCTTGAAGTCGTTAGCCATAATTCTTCCTACTACCTCGCAGCGTTGGCTTGTCGGTTCTTCGCCCTGGCCTCTTCGTCCATTATAATCAGCCAGTGTTGAATGATATACGCAGGTTCCTCAGCTAGCGTCTCCCGCGTGTATCCACTAAGCCGTTCCAGCAGCGCAAACTCAACCATTTCGTCAGGCGGGCTTTGCACCGGCCAACCCGCAGCCCAGTTCGCGGCGGCATTGCGGAACGGCGTTACGAGTTTCCCGATTCGTCATCATCCTCGGAACCGATGACTGCCCGGAAGAGCCGCTTGACGAAGTCCGGGTCATCGAATTCGGCAAGCTCTTTTTCTGTGAGTTCGGTGATTGGCTTGCCATTCTCATCCTCGTACCCTTCGATGCCGACTACGTGGTCTAGCAACGTCTTCTCGGCAAGCGCGACCTGAGCATCTGCGTCATCATCGCTCACATCCGCATACTCCTTGACTATGCGCCTCAGGTCGCCCCATTTGAGAACGATACTGAAGGTCACGTCATCAACGGTAACTTTGCGGTACTCGCCTTTTCTCATTACATCTGCCCCTTTCTGGGCTGACTACGCGATTCCGATTGCGCCTGCTGTATTCGGCGTTGCCTCAAACTCGACAGTGTAGAACGCTACACCATCTGCTACCCACGGCACGCTCCAGCGCGTCAGTGTCATATTGGCCAACGTGATAGTCACAGTTACCGGCGTCGCGGAAGTGAACGCCAAGCTCGCACCGTTGGTGGCAGTCGGCGCGTCGGCCCAGCCATCATCAAGGCCAGCAGAGACAGCCGTACCGGGAGGCACGCCTAGCTCAAAACTGCCGCGCACGCGCTCGGCACCGATGACAAGTTCCTCGGGGTGACGCTGCGCCGCTGCGGTCGCGGTATCAAGTGAACTATAGGGCGTCAGGTTATTCTCGACGGTGACGCTGAAACTCTGCATGGAATATGTGGCACCGTTGAGCGTGCAGACGCCTTGGTACCATTGCAGGATAGCGCCAGCATCAACTGTCTGATAGCCAGCACCCGTTATCTGACTCGGTGTCCTGGAAATCCATTCGATGGTTGACATGAGCGGCTGACCTATCCGGCCCTCCAATGTCAGCCTGTTTATCTTGGAACTCACATGCCGGAACTTGCTGGTGGTATCGCCCCCCTCGAAGGTGAGGTCGGTCAGCGTTGGCGTGGTTACACTGGCCCGCAATGCCAGCGCCATTAGCGTAGCCGCAGTAGGTGCAAACGTGGCCGTACCGGTCGCCCCCACCATCCCATACTGAGCGTCCGCCGCGCCCGATAACGAGAACAAGTAGTCTAGGCCAGTGTCCGTCTCCCACGATCCCCCTGTGACTTTGCCAGCAGTCGCGGTGACGCTTGCACCCTCGCCGTAGTCAAGCCCCTGTACAAATCCTGTGCGTAACGCCATTCGTATCGTTCTCCTATCAGAGACCCAACCGGCTATTGATAACTGCCACGCTCGCCCCCTGCTTGCGGCCCCTCTGCGTCTTTCCGTGCCTAGCTAATCGCGATGGAGTTAGCCGTGTTCGGTTTGCATTCCATTTCCACAGTTGCGAAGGCGACACCATCGGGCACGAATGGCATACTCCAGCGCGATATTGTCATGCCGGCCAGCGCGATGGTTACTGTGGTGGCGGCGGCATTGGTGAATGCCAGGCTCGCGTCCTGAGTGGCGACTGGCGCATCAGCCCAACTATCATCAAAGCCAAGCTCCACGTTTGCGGTAGGCGGTACACCTATCTCAAAACTGCCGCGTACACGTTCGGCGCCAATGACAAGCTCCTCAGGAAGGCGTTGCGAATCCGTAGTCGCGGTATCCAACGAACTGTAGGGAGTGATGTTATTCTCGACCGTGATGCTAAAACTCTGCATTGAATAGGTAAGACTGTTGATTGTGCAGACGCCCTGATACCATTGCATAATTGAGCCAGTATCAACTGACTCAAAAGCAGCACCCGTTATCTGACTCGGTGTTCGCGCAATCCACTCAATCGTTGACATTAGCGGTTGCCCTACCCGGCCTTCCAGCGTCAGGCGGTTTATCTTAGCGTTCACATGCTTGAACTTGCTAGTGGTGTCCCCGCCTTGAAAGGTCAGGTCGCTTAGTGAAGGCGAGGTTATACTGGCGCGGAGGGCTAGGGCCATCAGCGTAGCCGACGTAGGCGCGAAGGTGGCCGTGCCGGTAGCACCTACCATGCCGTACTGTGCATCCGCCGCGCCACTCAATGAGAACAGGTAGTCCAGCGCAGTGTCGTTTTCCCAACTGCCGCCGCTGACCTTACCCACGGTCGCAGTAACCGAGGCGCCCACACCATAGTCGAGTCCTTGAACAAATCCCGTGCGTAGTGCCATAGTTGTCTTTCTCCCGTAGCCCTGAGAGGCCGGGCATCAAAAAAGCCCCCGATGTCTCGGAGGCTCCATTGATTTGTAGTTGCAGCTTACGTCCGTCCTTGCCTGTTACGCCGGAAGCACCTGTGGCGCGTTATACACCATAGTCATTTCGATGATGCGCTCGCCCGTTTCCCCTTCAGCCTCGAAACCGTAGCTCCATGACTTGCTGCTGAGCGTGGCCTGCTCACCGCCATCGTTCTCGAAGTAGTTGTTGTTGGCTACAATCTGGTGGATTTCCTCGCACAGTTCAAGGTGGTCGTCAGTATTCTCCCACCGCAGCGGTATTCTGGCCTCGAGCCGAATCGAAAAGTCGGTGTACCAACCGCCGCTGCCGATGAACATTTCTACGTCTTCACTACTCAGCGGTATCAAGCGGATTTCGGGGATGCGGTCATTCCGCTCAGTAGTTGGATAGTCAAACTTGTGGACACGGGCATCGGTAAGGTGGGCACTGGTTGCGGCGTCCAAGAAACCCTTCAGCTTTGTGAGAACCTCGCTCATCTTCATATTCGGTCAAGGCCTCCGCTGATTTCGTCCTTGAAGAAGTCCTTGATGCCCGCCCTGGCTCGGTCAAAGGCAGGTTGCAGCCAAGGGCGGCGAGGCATCTTTATGGCAGGTATTCGCACGCTCTTGCGGAAGATAGCAAGCCCAGTCGGGCCGAACCAACGTAACGCCTTTGCGTGGCGAGCTTTCACCGTGTGCGCCGGAATAGTTGCGCCGAACTCGTGAACCGGCCCGTAGACTACGTTAGTGCCGACCTGCGCCTCCAACTTTGCTTTGTCTATATCAACGCGGATGCTGGATCGCAGGGTATCGTCCTGCACATGGAGTGGCCGACCAGCAGTCAAGTTCTGTTTCGCATTCCTCTCTACCAAATGCGCAGCCTTAGTCAGCGCCTTCTCCGTACTCCGCCGCGTCTCCTTCGTGGCGTTGTCTAGCGACCGCAGCAGTTTCTCAACACCTCTGATTTGGAATGTGAGCATGGGCTATCTATCCCTGCGTTCTTGGGTAAGCGCGTCGGGCAGCGGCGGCGGGTCATCCATAACCGATATATCGCAGATAACGTGGTCGGGCCTACCTGCCGCGCTCCGCTTGTTCGATTCCCGCACGCTCATTACTAACCAGCACTTGTCATCTGAATGCCGCCGAAGCAACGCCGCCACCTTCAAGTCTGCCGACGGTTCTGCTCGCAGGATATGTGTCGCCAAGGGGCTGTAGTCACCAGCAGCGTTTGCGGTCAAGGCCTGCGTATTCGTCATTGAGACAATACGCCCGCGCAGGCTCGTGGTATCTGAGGGCAACCAGTCTGGCGGGTCAGTGTCGCCAAACTCAGGGGTATGATAGACTGTCAGGCGGTCAGGGAACGGTATCAGTGCCATAGGTGGGTGCTTCCCTTACTTAGAACTACAAACGCCCCAGAGAGCTTCCTGGAGCGGAGAAATGCTATTGAGGTGGTGCGCCAAGAGGCGGGAGGAGGGGGTGGTGCTTGTTGGCAGGGCAGCCAAACCCCTCGGCGCACCGTTACACAATCAACTTGTCCAGTCGCCTGTATCTATCCAGCACCATCTTGACTTGACTGGCAAACCCACTGCTCTCATCATAGCTGATAGATACCCCGTCCGCCGCCTGTGCAGCTATGCCTATCCGTTCGCGATGGTCAATCTCGAAGAGTATCTGGTCAATCAGCGCGGTCTTGAGGCCAGCAGGGAATGTCGCCTCATCATAGCCGCCGCTGTACACTATCTTGACTGAGGCGTCGCCATTGTAGAACACCGACTCCCCATTGAATAGTTGCACCTTGCCAGCGTCCTTGTACTCGGTCTCGTCTATCACATCATCATCGGCGTCAATAGTCACCGCCGCTACCTGCTCGTTGTGGGTCAGCGTAGTTATCGAAACCCACGGAGGGTTGTCCACGTAGAAGAAGCTGGGGTTGCCTACAATGTCATGGTGCTCAGTGCGCGTGGCAAGCTCAAACATACGCATACAGTAGGCTTCAGCCTTGGCGGTGACCGAATCAATCCTGCGCAAGATACGAGCGTCAAGCTGCGCACCCGCGATACCACCTTCGTCTTTGACATCATCGAGCGTTATCAGGTCGGGCATGTTCTCTCCTTCTCCGCCTGCCGTTCCTCAAAGAACCTGCGAGTCTCTTGGAGCCAATATCGAATATTCTGATAGCCGATATGGTCTGGCATAACTTGCAGGATGTTTTCAATTGCTACGATATTCTGAGTGTATATCAGGCTTTCCCACGTTAGCATATCGCAGACAACATCCAGTATGGGTTCGCGCCAGCGCGGGCGCATATGGCGCCCGCCTGAGGCAAGGCCTTGTGCGATACCTCGTGCCTCCTGCTGTAAGTCAGGTTGCATCGCCGCCCGCCTCCGTGTGCGTACTCAAACATGCGCCTACGCATCTAGGCCCAACAGGTATGCAGTAACGAATTCGCCGAGTTTACCGTCGAGCACCGCCTGCGCATCCACAACCTCAACACTGGTACGGTGGTCCTTGACCATTGTGTACGGATGTAATACGTATGACCGTATCGGCGGATTGCTCTTGGGTACGTGTGGAATATCGCAGCAGTCGTCGATATCCGGCATTACACTAACTGCGGCAAAGCTCGTGTGTCGGCGCTTCGAAGCATCGAATGGCGATATCCTCACTAGGCGATGGACACCCGCCTCGCCATTGAGTTGACCATAGGCACCAAGACCACGGACTGTAGCTACAACCAGGCGAATGCCAGGACCATCACCGCGAATTGCAGAACCCACTGTGAACTCATAGCCATTGATTTCGGCAAAATGCCGATACATCCGCAGCAGTATTGCCGCCCAAGCGCACGCCTCGATGTTACCGCCCCCCGCATTCACCGACAGAACTGCTGACTTTTCATCCAGCACTAGTTTATACATCTGCTCAGTCCTCGTGGACCTCCAGCTTCTTCTCATACTCCAGCCGCCCGCGTCGCGGCCAGCAGCCAATCGCGTTCCCCTCAAACGGGTACTCGTACAATATCCAGTTAGCCCTGTCTTCCATATCGCCGTCGATGTCTTCCATCCCGCGCATTGTCAGTATGCCAGTAGCGCGCTCCCCCTCACGCGACCACTCTATCGCCCAGACAATGACCTCCGCCGCCACATCAGTGCTTACCGTTTCTGGGCAACTAATCTCGACCTCGTCCATGTTTTCGGGATAGCGGTCATGTTTGTTGAGCATCATCAGCGGGATGGGCTTGGGTGGCCTCAACACTAGCAGGTAGGTCACAGCCCAGTCCCCCGCCTCCGCAATCTCTATGCCCACTATCTGCTCGGGCTCTGTCTCAAGCAGCGCCGCCGCAGTTAGCTTGCCGAGTTGCCCGTTGCGGAGTGTTGCTGATGGACTGAGTACGATTTCGGATAGCGCCCGCCCCTCCAGAATTGCCAAGGTGACTTCGCTGCGGTAGTCGAGCCAGCGTTGCGCGATAGCATCACGAGCAACCATTTCGGCGGCCCGCCAGACTAGCTGCCAGTTGAAGTGCTTGGTCTCAGACTTCGTCTCTGCCGCTGTTGTCATCCCCTGTATCAGTCCATCTACCCAGCAACTGCTTTACAGTTCGCATAGTCTCAATTAGCTTTGTGTATTCATCAGTGGGTATCTGCCACAACACCCTTTCGCCCGAACAGATAGTAGCCATCATCATCACCGCCCTTGTTCCCATTCAAGTTGCTCTATGCGCCTCGTCAAGCTCCTGATGCGGGCATCTATTAGCCGCAGGGCTGTTGACAGAGAGATTGCTGCCGTGGGGCTAAACTCTGCAAAACTATCAGCAACATCCTCCTCCGTACAACCGCCGTAGCTAAGTACCAGCTCCTCTGTTGACAGCACCTTCGTCTTTGCCATCATCCTCGCCCCTTTTACTATCCTGCTCGCTGCCCTGTTCGTCAGTATTCTTACCCAACAACTCCTTCACCATTTCCAAGTCATCCATAGTCAGCCGCAACACCTCTTCATCACCCAGGCAGATAGCAATATCCTGACCGGCGGGGAAGCTTATGTATGTAACGCCGAGGGGCTCATATACAGCATCCAGCCGCTGTTCCTCGGGACTGCGCTCAGGCCCTGCATTGCTTGCGGTAACAGTTAGGTCAATCTCGGAAGGACCGTACAACCCATACACGATGTCCGGCATATCGCCCTCATCCTTCTCCACCTCATGCACGATGTTCAGTACATTGCCATCATTCTTCTCCGCCATCATCCTCGCCCCCGTTGTCGCCCTTGGCTTCCTCGGCGCTTGCAATGACCTTCCGGTTCTCTGGCGCAACCCTCTTCGACGCCGTTGCGGGAGCGGCGCGCAACCGAATAGTCTGCGCCAGGACAAATGCGTCCATGTCCTCCCAAGTAGTGGGGTCGGCACGCAGTATATCAGCCTCGCCATCGCTTACTGTAACGCAATCGCCCTCCGCGACATCCGGCGACCCTATCACACCATCCGGCAACTTTGCATCCTTCTTAGCTCGGAACCTCGGCATCGGCTTGCTCCATTTCGATTTGGGCCTCGTCCATCTCTTCCCAGTTGTCGGCATCGGCGCGCATTATCTCAGCCTCGCTAGCGGTGACGGTAACGTAGCCCTCCTCGTAAACGATAGTTGGGCCTTCAACGCCATGTGGTAAGTAGGCGTCACACATTGCCTTGAATGTTACCCCCACGTTACCAGTCTCCTGCTTGCGCTGAATGGCGGCCTTGGCAAACTTGGCTACCGCCGCCTCATCATCTTGCCAGTCCGCGTTCTCGATTGAAGCCGCTAGCAAGACAAGCGCGTTATCGAATGTCGGCGCATTTGCCCGGATCACGTCGTACCTATATTGGTATTCGCGGTTGGGCCACAACTCCTTGCGTGCTACCGCAGTGACGCCGCCGCGCAATGTCATGTTCTTCCCGTAGGTGATACCACTCTCCCATTCAATGACCAAGGCGCATCCGTGTGATTCGAGCTCCTGTAGTAACGCGATTAGCTTAGAGTGCTCCATCTTCCTCCGCCCCTTTCTCTATCCGCGCAGCCTCCTCGTTGCTCCACGGCTTCAGGTCGAGCAACGGAACCTCAGGCTCATCGGCAGTCTCCATATCCGCAAACGCCGGCTTGCCCTCCCTGCCCTTGTGCGCCCATTCCTGTATCACATCATAGGTCGGCTTCTTCTTCCCGTCACTCGTCATCAGTCCGCAGAAGCCGCCCCAGTGTTTGGCAGCATTCAAGTCGGGGTCATGGTCAGATAGTTCGTGTACTATTACAACCTGAAACCCATGCCGCTCCATTATCTCAAGGTCGGTCTCATACCACTCCACGGCCTCTTCGCACGTAAGCTGCTGGACGCCCTCCTTGACTACGACGCTTTTTAGGTATTCCTTGAACTCCTCCGGTATATCTGGCGGTAGCGTCGGGTAGCCCCACTCAGTACAGGCAAAGGGTTGATTGGTGCCCGCCGCCTCAAGGTTCCTGCGGATTTCGGCGTATCCTCTTTCGGCCAAATCGGTAGCGCGGGCGCGGTCGCGGATGTGCATGAAGTACGGATGCCAATTGGCGACCTCGAAGCTCTCTGCCGCGCCCTCCTGCAACAGGCCGAGGATGAAGTTTATGTCCAAGTCCATCCCATAGCCGCCATTCCAGACGCGCGCCGACGGCATGACATCATGTATCGCTTCGTGAATAGCAGTCAGGATAGCCGGATATGCCTGGTGCTTGTCAAACATGCCTCGGCTTACCCAGGCGCAACGGTACTCGCCCCAGAACTCATAGTCCTCGCATAGGTCTTTGTGCAACTCGACGAATGCCCTGGCATTGTCGGCGAGCCGACCGTTTGCGATGGCCGAAGCAACCTCTTGATTGTGAATGATGATTTCTTGGATGCGTTCGGGGCTGTCGCCAGGTTGCTTCCCCAGCAGCTTGCCCTCCTCATTCAGCCGTACCTGCGCGTCAATAGCGATAGTGCTCAGGTACTCAACCGAACCGTGCATGTCTAGTACGCAACGCAGGCCGGCCTCGCGCGCCGCCTCAAGCCGTGGCCGCATATCATCAACACGCTGGTCCTCAATGATATTCGCCCCGATTTTAGTCCAACTGAAGCCAAGGTCCTTACAGTGCCCGGTATAATCATCTAGTTCCCGATATGGCCCGGAGTGTTCTTTGTTGAATGCGTGTATGCCGATTTCCATTGTCTCAGTGCCCCTTTGTATTGTCAAAGTGCGCGGTGCTAGTCTGTACTCAAGTGCGCCGTCACTAAGCGCATCGCATGGACTACGTCTATCACTACCGCAAAGTCCGCTGCGGGCGACGGGTACGAACCATAGCCGACAGAGAGGCCGACCGCCTGCGGCACGTGTTGCGAAATTGTATGTGCGTCTGACTGCTCGCCCTCTTCCGCCCAGGAATAGGCCAGGCCCAGCTCCCGCGAGAATATCATCAGGCGGTCAACGAACCAGTCCGAGGCAGTAGCGCGGCGGTTGTACACCGATACAATGTCCTGCTTGCCGGGCCGGTCGAGACACAAGCAGTAGTCCAAGCCTGCGAAGAAGTCCGCATCAACCGCCGTAGCTCCCCCGTTCTCGTTAGCCCGTTGTGCGCTCAGTAGCACACGGAAGGGCAAGTTGGTGACTTCAGCCAATGCCAGGATTATCGCGATGCCACACTTGTCATCTGCGCCGATGCAAAGCGTCTCGCCGCCATCATCCTGGCCTTCGATTTGTAGCAACCCTTCCTTCTCCGGGAAGGCCAGTGCCGCTGAGTTCAACCGCGCCAATACCTCTACATCGCGCATCTGCTGAGCGGTGTCCATGTGGGCGGCCAGCAGCGTTGCCTGTGCCCCCTCGTCACCGCGCGAGGCTAGTAGGTTACCATTGGCATCCTGCTCCGCCGTGAAGCCTGCGTCGGTAAGGGCAGTGCGACAGTAGAGCCGGACGCCCTTCTCCGCACCGCTCGGCGATGGTAGTAGGAATAGCTGCTTCAGGTGTTGCGTAATTGAGAGGTACTCATCTAGCCCCGACGACTGCACCCGTTCGCCCATGCCGGCATTGCCCCTCTTACCCCAGTATTATAGGTCTTCGGGCTCCCATGAGCGGCAGCCGAAGGTTGATTTACATAAGCCAACTGGAGCACCGGCCCTTGCACACCGGCCCCCGCTAACCCCAAACAGCCGCCTCTCCCAGAAGCGGCAGTGCTTGCATGTGCGCTGCGCACGTTCAAGCTCAGCTGCATTTCCAGAGAACCCTATAATAGTTACCCCGCACGGATACCCAGTGTCACCGATGTCTATCGTTGCTTCCCTTGCCGAGCAGTCAACGCCATCTATCGTTACGGGAAACCTAGTGGGTATCGCCATTGCCCTCGCCCCTCTCACTACGCCGGATACACCCTGCCCATACCCGTAGTATCGCGAGGGCCGTGGCGCGGCTTGACCTCTGGTGCCGCTTCCGTATTGACGACCTCCACCTGCGGCTCGTCAATCCACACTGGCTTATATACATCGCCATCCTCGCTCAACTCTTGCCTCTGTACGAGCACCTGCACGCAACCATACAGATACTCTGCGCGGGCGGTCACCTTGCCCTCATAGCCCGTGATGCTGTCCTGTACAACCTGCCCTAGCTTTACTGTCTTTGCCATTGGACTGCCCCTTTCGTCTTACATTCTACCTCTTCGGCAGCAACTTGTCAAAGTCTATCGTCGGCTTCGTCGTCGTAGCCCCGCCCTGCGCAATCCACTCCTTGACCGGATAGCCCTCCCAGTCAAACTCCGCGCGGTACTTGTCAAGTCGCGCCTGCGTAGCGGTTAGGTGGTTGTAGTCTTTCACGCCCTCGCCATAAGCTATCAACTGTTCGCTCGGCTCAGGATTAGCCATGTCGCAACCGGCCTTCAGGTAGTCCTTCCAGCACCACGACAAGCGCATACGCGGCTGCACTAGCCACGTCCATAGGCCGATGCTCCACCTGACCATCTCCGGCGTGCAGGGCGCGTGGGCTAGCTGCGTGTCGTATACCCAAAACTCCTTCTTGCTTGCTTCGATGAGTCGCTTGCAACCGTGCATATCGCCGCCGATGATGATACTCACGCAGACAATATCGAGCAGCGGCACCATGTTCTTGATGTTCGGGTAGCA